GAGCAATATGGCTATAAAAAAGATTTAAGACCTTATAAAAAATTATTTAAACGAATGAAAAAACATACATCATCAGACGCTACAACAACATTTAAAATACCTAAATCAGATTTAAATGGTACGTTTCTAGCAGATTTAGAAATAAATACACCTTATGGAAAATTCAAGCTTGATGCTCAAGATAAAATTGATTGGGTCATTAGTAATGCTTATACTAGTCAGTTTGGCCCTTCTACCTGTTATATTTATAACAAAGCTATGGCAGAAGCCGGTCCGTTTGAAAAGTATATAGAGTCAAATGAATTACAAGTATTTGATAAAATAAGAAGCTGGGCTAATGAACGTAATTTAATTAGTCAAGGTGATGTTAAAACACAATTAGTAAAATTATATGAAGAGACTGGAGAATTATCTCAATCTATTCTTAAGGATGACAAAGACGGGATTATTGATGCTATTGGTGATTGCGTTGTTGTCCTTACTAATCTCGCCGAATTGGCAGGTACCAGAATTGAATATTGTATTGATTCTGCTTACAATGAAATATCTAGTAGAACTGGTAGAATGATTAACGGAACATTTGTAAAAGATGCGTGATAAAATTATAGAACAAGTAGTAAATAAAATAAAGCGACGTTCTGATGTTGGTTATAAAAAATACGGCGTTACTTTGTATGACGACGACCAGCCATTAGACGCTTGGCTAACTCATTTACAAGAAGAATTAATGGATGCTGTAAATTATCTTGAAAAAGCTAAAATGTCGCTTAGAGATGAAATTGAAGAATGTTATATAAAAGATATTAATGTAGTTGATCCTGAAGCTGTATCAGCATATCCTGAGCCAGACTTCGGTGATATGTGGACAACAAATAGAACATGAAAAAAAGATCCAAAAAGCGCGGACCAGTTCAAGCAAAAAAAATATCATATGATGGTATTAAATTTGCCTCTGGTCTTGAGCGCTATACTTATATGGCTTTAAAAAAAGAAAAGCTATTTGAGGGTTACGAAAATGAATCTTACCAATTGGTTGAATCTTTTCATTTTCAAAATGAATCTTTTGAAAAGCAATCAAATGGTAAAGGAGAATATAAAAACAGAGGTAATAAAAAAATATTAGGCATAAAGTATACGCCTGATTTTGTTGGAAAAGATTATATTATAGAATGCAAAGGAAGAGCAAATGAGTCTTTTCCTTTGCGCTGGAAATTATTTAAATTATGGCTCACGAAAAACAATATTGGAAAGACGCTTTACAAGCCGCAAAACCAGAAGGAGGTGGATCAAACAATTCTTTTGATAAAGAACAGCAGAAAAAGCAATCGAGGCTGATGTATAGCAAACGTATATTGCAAAGAGACATTAAACAGTTATTAAATAAAAAAATTATTAGATATAGTGACATCGTTAGAATCCACAACAAACACGGAATTCAAGTTACCTGATCATTACGCAGAGAGAATAGATTTTCATATGAAAATGCTATTATATTATTTTGAACAAAGTAGATTATGACCGGCTGGGAATTAGGTATAGGTTTATACCCGGGTATACTTTTAGGAGCTAGAAGTTATCCATCAGAGCTATTTGTAGAGCATGTTTTTTATGTTCCTTTTGTAGAAATTATATTAACTATATATTATGAATAAAATAGAAGAATATTTAATTAAAAATTATCCATCAAGATTTAAACAAGGGGATGATATAAAAATTGAAGAACGTGATAAACATATAATTGCTTATATTAAGGACGGTTCTCCTGTTTTTTTAAGTAAAAAAATATTAGAATGAAAGAGTCAAAGCTAATTGAAATGCAAAACAGAGTAGAAGCTTTAGGAGGAGCTGTTACAAGACTTATTAATGAAGTAAACAATCTTAAAGATTTAAGTATTGGGACTATGGAGCTTGTAAAAAAATTACCTGATTATGATAAAGCTTTAGAAGAACTAAAAGAACAATATAAAAAAGATAAAGACAAAGATGAGTCTATTTGATGAAAGAATACCATACAAACCATTTGAATACCCAGAATATTATACAGAAGGGTGGCTTAAACAAGCACAAGCTTTTTGGCTTCATACGGAGATACCAATGTCAGGTGACGTCAAAGATTGGAATGAAAAACTTACCAAAGCGGAAAAGAACTTGGTTGGAAATATACTTTTGGGATTTGCACAAACGGAATGTGCTGTATCTGATTATTGGACCCAAAAAGTTGTATCGTGGTTTCCTAAGCATGAGATACAACAAATGGCCATGATGTTTGGTTCACAAGAAACCATTCATGCCGTAGCATATAGTTATTTAAATGAAACATTAGGACTTGAAAATTTTGAAGCATTTTTACATGAGCCCGCAACTGCGGAACGGTTTGAGAATCTTGTTAGCTATAATGGTTCTGATCCTGTTGGGATTGGTCGTTCACTAGCAATATTTAGTGCATTTGCAGAAGGCGTAAGCTTATATTCAGCATTTGCTGTTTTATACAGCTTTCAATTACGTAATCTTCTTAAAGGAATAGGTCAACAAATGAAATGGTCTGTACGTGATGAATCGCTACACAGCAAAATGGGTTGTCGTTTATTCAGACATATGTGTGAAGAAAACCCTAAATTATTAAAAGATTGCGAAAAAGATGTACTCAAAGCAGCAGAAACAATGCTTAAAGCAGAAGAACAATATATTGATAAAATGTTCGAGCAAGGAGACATTGAAAATCTTAAGTCCTACGATCTTAAACAATTCATTAGAAAGCGTCTCAATGAAAAATTGCAAGAGCTTGGTTACAGCGACCACGGGAAACACTTTGAATTTAACGAAAAAGCAGCGTCAAATCTTGACTGGTTCTATCATCTTACCGGGGGGCATACTCATACTGATTTTTTTGCTGTTCGTCCGACTGATTATTCCAAAGCAAACGAAGGCGAAGATTTTGAAGATATTTGGTAATGAGAAAATGTAATAAATGTCATAAAGAAAAATCAGTTGATAAATTTAGATATGGTAAACGCACTTGTAAAAAATGCGAATATCGTTTTAAACAAAGATTTTTAAGAGCTCTTGTATTACAAAAAAAATTATCACCTGTAGAAAGATTATCTTTCAGATTAGGGTATATGGGCACTGCTTTTATGATGATGTCTCCTCATTTATTAAGTTATGGTAAGATTGGAGCAATAACATATGTAATAGCTGGTTTATTATTAACTCCGCAGGTTTTAGTTTTAAAACAATGGAATTTAGTAGCTGTAAATTTGAATGTAGCAATAGGCTATTTAATTTATTTATATAATTATGTGGGATAACGAATGGAAAAAAGGCGAAGATTACCCTATTTGGGGTGATACAGAAGTCTACAAAAAAACAATAACAGGTGGTTATTTATTGCCTGGTGAAACGCCTAAAGATGCTTATTGGAGAGTTGCTAAGACTGTAGCTAGAAGATTATATAAGCCAGAAATGGCTGATCGTTTCTTTCAGTATATATGGGATGGATGGTTATGTTTAGCTTCGCCTGTATTATCAAATACTGGCACAGATAGAGGTTTACCTATAAGTTGTTTTGGAATTGATGTTGGTGACAGCATTAATGAAATAGGTATGAAGAATTTAGAAATGATGCTATTAGCCAAGCATGGCGGCGGTGTTGGTATTGGCATTAATATGATTAGACCCGCTGGATCTAGAATTACAGGTAATGGAACATCAGACGGCGTTGTCCCTTTTTGCAAAATCTACGACTCAACTATACTCGCGACCAACCAAGGTTCCGTTAGAAGAGGAGCTGCAAGTGTTAACATCAATATTGAACACAACGATTTTGAAGAGTGGTTGGAAATCAGAGAACCTAAAGGCGATGTCAACAGGCAATCTCTTAACTTACACCAGTGTGCTGTCGTTGGCGATAAATTTATGCGAAACCTTGAACAAGGAAATCCTGACGCAAGAAGAAAATGGTCAAAGCTTCTCCAAAAGCGCAAAGCAACTGGAGAACCATACATTTTATTTAAAGGAAATACAAACAAAGCTAATCCAGAAGCTTATAAGAAAAACAGTTTAAAAGTGCATATGACTAATATCTGTAGTGAAATTGTATTACATACAGATGAAAGTCATAGTTTTGTTTGCTGCTTGTCATCAGTAAACTTAGACAAATACGACGAATGGAAGAATACGAATTTAATTTACGACGCAACTTGGTTCCTGGACGGTGTGCTGGAAGAATTTATTCAGAAGGCAAAGAATATGAAGGGATTCGAGAACTCTGTACGCAGTGCGGAGAAAGGCCGGGCACTTGGGTTAGGTGTCCTTGGATGGCACAGCCTGTTACAGAAAAACGGAATAGCGTTCGAAAGTTTATTAGCACAATTCAAAACGCGAGAAATTTTTTCAAAAATAAAAATAGAAACTGAAAGAGCGTCTCGTGCTTTAGCTGAGGTTTATGGTGAACCTTTGTGGTGTGTTGGAACAGGCATGCGTAATACGCATTTAAGAGCTATTGCGCCAACCGTATCTAACTCAAAACTTTCAGGTAACGTTTCGCCAGGCATTGAGCCTTGGGCGGCCAATGTGTTTACAGAACAAAGTGCTAAGGGTACATTTATACGTAAGAATAAAGAACTTAAAAAAGTATTAAGAAAAATTGGTATTGATAATAAAGAAACTTGGGATAAAATTCTGGAAGATGGTGGATCCGTTCAAGGAATTAAAGAACTCGATGGATGGTTTTATGATCACGGAGGAAGACTTAACCAAGTAGAAGGCGAGTCTGTAAAAAATGTATTTAAAACATTTAAAGAGATAAACCAATTAGAATTGGTGCGGCAAGCTGGAATACGACAGGACTATATTGATCAATCAGTATCGTTAAATTTAGCGTTTCCATCCGAGGCTACACCAAGGTGGCTAAACCAAGTTCATATAGAGGCTTGGAAGCGAGGTATAAAAACACTATATTATACCAGAACAGAATCTGTATTAAGGGGAGATATAGCGGCAGCGGCTATGGATCCTGATTGTTTAAGCTGCGACGGTTAATTAAAATTTATTATGGCAGAACGATTTACGTTTAAAAAAGCAAAGGAGAAGATCAAAGAGCTAGAAGCTGAACTTGATGAGTTAAAAGCAAAAGCTGGTGATCAATTGGAGGAGCTCAAAGACAAAGCTGGTAATGTGATATTAGATACATCTGACAATGTATTTACTGGTGCAGAGCTAAGAAAAATTAGAATGCTAGAAGGTTGGGCTATTATTGGTCCGATTGTTGGTCTTCTAATTGGATTGTTATTTTAAATAAAGAATGGGGTACTGCTTAATTGCAATACCCCATTTTTTTATTATGCTATTCTATTATCATATGTATTATCATATCTAAACTCAATTGTTGAAGTTTTTGGATCTACTACTTCTGGTTCTTTGTATTCATCTGAAGTTTTAAAAGGATACGTAAGTTCGTCTGCCTCTTTTCGGCTTCTTAATGTTATATTTCTTAAATTATCAAAACGATCTCTTGCCTCATTTTTATTTTTAACAATACCTTTTGAAAACATTTTATCAGCATATCTTTCCCGCTTAGCGTCTACTCTTTGTTTGTGAGCCGCATATCTTGCTTGCTTGTTTTTATCTCTAGCCTCTATACGTTTTTTTCTTTCTTCTGATGCATCTTCGTATGCAACGTATTTTTTAGCTAAGTTTTTTTGTTTTTGGTCTTCTTGGTATTCAGAAGCTATTCTTTTTTCTAATTCATTTGGATCAGTAATTCCTTCCATATTTATACTTTTATATTGTTAGCTGATTTTTCCCATGGTAAATGTTTATGACCTTCGTCATAAGCAACTCCATCATAAATTATTTTTTTATCAGGTGTTCTTGGATATTTATTACCATCCCAATAAACATTAGATGCATCATATCCTAGTTTTCCAGATTTCATATCAGCAATATGCTTTTTTTCATGAGCAATAACTTCTTTCTTTTTTGCTGGTGATAAACCCGGTGCAACTTGAATAGTCCCATCTTTATGTGCTTTACCTAATACTCCTTCTGGTAATGCTTCTTTTTTATTTAAAGGTGTTCTTTTAGACTTATTTTTATTTGATTTTTTAGTTTCAATACCTAATTGATAAGGACTCCACCCTAAGCTTAACAAAATATTTTGCCATGCCGCGTTTTTATCCATATCAATAGCCTTTAAGTTTTCGGCCTTTTTAAATGCCCTGTCTAAAGGTATATTAGCTATTGCAGCTGTATAATTTGCAATTGCAAATCCTTGATAAAATGGATCGTCTTTATATTGCCTCCAATTTTCAAATTTTTGAGCCTCTACTATATCACCAATTTTTTTACTTACAGGAGGAGATATTGTAAGACCAGCTTGTATTAAACCTAAAGCAGGGTCATATACTCTTTTACCAGCTTTGCGTTTTTGGTATTGATCGTAGTATTCCATGCCAAGGTTTTTAAGAGCAGCAATTACGGCTCCCGAATAACCCATACCTCTTAAAAATCCATCTAAAAGGCCATTAGCAAAATATCCTAATTGCTTTTCAGCTTTTTCATCATCGTCATTATCGGATAACAATAAGCTAAATATAGCGCTTTGTAAACCAGAGAATATAATGTTTTGAGCAGCGCCATAATAAATTATTTTAGAAGCATTTGTTTTCCAGTCACCTCTACCATTAATTAAATCAAGTGTTGCTTTTTTAGTTTCCCTCGCATACTGTAATGGAGTATTAGCAAATGCTAATATAAATCTACCAATTTCAGATGCTTGTTGTCTAGAAATTTTATCTGGCCTAGACGATTGTTGCGATGTTTCAGCAATTTCTTGGAATTCAAGCATAGCTTGTTCTTTAGCCTCCGCTTCATTCATTCCTTGGTTTACTAATTGGTTTATTTTATTTCTATACCAACTAGCTCCTCCAAATGAAATAGCAAAGCTATCTCCCCATTGAGTAGGCTTAAAACCTAACTCTAAAAGCTTTTTATGCGTTCTTAAAAACCAATTTCCAGGCTCTGAATCAGCAAGATCAGCGGTATTAATTTCAATTTTTAGGCCGCCACGACGCTCGGTTAAAAATGTAGAATTCCAAAGCTCAATAAAGTCATTGCTAAATTGAGGTACATTTGCCATAGCTTTAGCCATCATAAATGGATTATTAAAACTCCAGTTCATGAAGTTAATAATAGATAATTGCTGAAGAACAGCAGATCTAAGGTTTATAGCCATAACGTTTGCTACAGATTGGTTAATCCAATTCATAGCAGCATTGAATTCTTTGTCTTTACCTTTCTTACGGTTTACGCCAGTTTCCATTCGCTCTAAAACATTTTTCAATGCATCCACAAAATCATTTCCATGCATTTGTTTTATAAGCTTCATATTAATATCAGAAAATATTTGTTCTTTATTATTAATAAATTCTGTTAAAAATAATTTTCTTTGAGCTTTATTTGAAACATTAGCTAAATCAGTTTGAATATTACCACCTAACCAATTTTCTGTTATTTCAGGATAGCCTTCTGGTATTTTAGTTATTTTAGCTAAATCATCTGCAAAAGCTTTTAATTCAGCATTTCCTTCAACTATAGAAACTAAACCGGCAGCATCAGCTTTATTCATGCCTAAATCATACCCAGCTTTTTCATATAAGTATGCTCTTACTGCTTGTTCATTAGTATATAAACCATCAAGAACTTTTTGTTTTAAAAGCTTTTTATTTTTATATCTTTTCTTTAACGCTCTATGATCTCGGGCTAAAGAAACTTTTGCTGCTTCATAAGCGGCTATTCCTTTAGCAAATGGAGTCATTAAATTATCTTGAAAAAACTTCATTTGAGCTTCGCCAATTGAGCCTTTGCCTAAAAATGTGTATAGCAATCCCATAAAGTCGTCAGCTCCGGGCGGAACATATATATTAATTTTTCTAAATAAAGAGCCTTTAGTAGGTTTTTTAGATCTTAATATATTATCCATTTCATCTTCGAGAGATGGAGCTTCAGCCTCTTTAGCAACTTGCACTTTCTTTTTTACGCCTAAGTCAGTAAGCATTTTATTTACAGCAGCTACATTTTTAGGTGCATCATCAGCAAAAAACAAATCGTTATAGCCTTCAGCAACTTTTTCTGCCATCCAAAACGCTTTAGCACTCGGAGCCCCGTCACCAAGTCCGGTTATGTTTTCTAATGGTATACTTATGCCTAAAGCAGAACGTAAAAAACTTTGTATTGCCTGAGCCGAATTAGCCGGTCTAGCCGTTAATACAAACACATCACGATCTCCTTTTGCTTCAGTTAATTTTTTAGCAAGAACAGCTAAAGGCCCTTTGCTTCCGTCAACAACTTTAGAAAACTCTGAAAAGTCAAATTCTGCGCCGGCCTCCATAAGCTCCTCAGATTGAGCCGCAAATTCTGTAGCGTTTAATTTGCCAGTTGTACCGTCTGGAAGCGTATAAAGCACATTAGATTTGCTCTGCGCAAGTGTATCGTCAAAGTCAAATACTCTTGCTTTCTTTTTAGGTGCTTTTTTATCTAACGCAACATTTCTAGCCTTACGTAAAACATTTAATTTTTCATTAAGCTCTTCAGTGCTTAATCCCGTAGTATCTACACCCAAGTCTTTTAATAATCTTTCGCTTTGTAGCCTTACTTGCTCTTGAGCTTTAGCAACGCCCGATTCACTATATATAGATAATCTTACCTGTCCTGGCGTTTTTTCATCAATTATTTCCCGCGTAGCAAGGTTAGCAAATTCTAGCCATTCTCGCTCAGTCATATAATTTTTAACAGACTGGTATCCGGCATCAATTGCTTTTGCTAAGCTTTTTCCTCCTTTGTATGCTATTTTAACCGCTCTTAATCCTCCGATTAAAACATTTAAACTAACATCTTTTGCTGCTAATATTAAAAAAGGATCAATAGCAAAACCTTTTGTGCCTGTAAGCTCTTTAAGTTTAGCAATAGCTCTATCAATAATAAACTCAACTTTATCCGCTTGTTCAGCAATTCCTTCTTGTTGCGTCTTTTTTATATCGGGAGCTATAAGACCGTCAAATCCAACATTGAATTCTTCAGCAATAGTTTTGCCGTTTTCAAGAATATAATTATTAGGGTTTATGCCTCCATTATTATTACTAACAAATTTATTAAAATATCTAGCCCACACATTATCAGTGACTTTCCAGCCTACAGGTAATAGCGATTTATAGTTATAGCCGTCTCCAACTAATTTATTATCATCAATTTCTAATAATTGCCCTTGAAAATAATTTTTTTCTATAGGCTTAAAAGAATTATTTATTTCACCCTTTATAGTTTTTTGAAATAAATATTTTGCTACAATGCTTGCAGGCATTGTATGCTCTTCGACTGATTTGCCAGCTATTTTTGATAAAAATCTAATAGGAGCTGCAACTCTAACAAAAGTATTTTGATGTCCGCTTGTTTTAGAAAGTATAGCTAAAATAAATTTAGAATTATCCGGGTTATCTTTAATCATTTTTTCAAATGTTAAAAATATTTCTTTTAATCCTTGAATTTTCTTTTTATTAAATTCTTTATGCTCTTTTGTACCAAATATATTATTAATAAAATTTTTACCGTACCCTTGCTTTGTTAAGGCTATGTTTATATTTTCTGATTCTGGTGCAAACTTTTGTGTAGGGTCTATTGAATTTAAAAGATCTTCTGTTGACGCAAACCACCAATTGCCCTTAGAAAATTCCCGTGGCCCATTTGAAAAACTTGTAGCCATTTTTTGCAGAGCTTCTTTGCTAAAATATTTAGGCAATTCATTTATTGCCCAACTTTGTACAGCCGCTCTATCGTTTTCATTTTTTGTTAATAGTCTTTCAATTTTATTTTGTGCGGCTATAGATGACCAGCCGCCTGATTCATATCTATTAAAGTCTTCTTCTGTTAATAAATCACTTTGTTGAAATAAATTTTTAGCTACATTAGACTTAAGCTCATTTAAATCTATAATTTTATTTTTTAAAGCTTCATTAGTATTAAGTATTTTAATAGCATGAGCAGCCGCCACAGAAACAGTCATAGCCTCTTTAAGGCTCTTTTGTCTATTAGATCTTGCTTGCTTTTTAAGACTTGGGTCGCTAAAATATTTTACAAATTCATCTTTATTTAAATTTTTAAATGCAACTTTTTCAAGCTGACCATTTTTAAAAACGAGCATGCCTGCTTCTTCAAAAGGGTTTAAACCACCTTCCATGCGAGCCATTCTCATACCTTCAACAGTTAATGTATCATAAATAGCTTCTGCATTTTTAGCTAAGTTGTTATCAAAGTCTTGCTTTGTTTTAGTGTTCTTACCCATAAAAGCATCAATTTTATCACGAAATTCGTTAATAAAACCGGACTTAATATTTCTTTTAAAAGATTTAGAGTCTACATCATAGTTTTTAAGTAATTCTTTTTCAACAGTAGCAGTGTCAAGTTCAATACCTAAAGCTTTTGCAGAGTCAATTTTTTCTTGAGCCTCTTCAACAACCATTTCAGATTGCATTTGAGAGTCAATAGCAGAAACAGCATTATCTATATTGTCTGTAAAAACCTGATCAAACATTTTATTATTAAAACGCATTGCCCTAAGGTTACCCCTGTTACTTAAAAAAGCATCTAAGCCTTGCTTTTGGGGGTCAAACTCATTTTGAATGAGCATAACCATGTTTCTTTTAGTATCTCCAATAAATTGGCTTCTTGTGTAATTACCCCTTGAATCTTTTGGTACGGGATCATATAATCTTTTAGCTATTGATTCTACAATGCCTCCCATAGCATTTTGGAATTCTAATGCAGCTTTATTAGGCATTGTTTCGCCTTTCTTAATATTATATTTATCATATATAGCTTGAAGCTTGGTAAACTCCTTAGGTTTGCTTGCTAATCTGCTTTTTGCTCGTTCAAAAGATTTTCGAAGTTTAGCGTATCTAGCATTATACTCTTCTTGTGTAATTCTTAAATTAGGGTCTTTTGTATTAAGAAGTTCTAATAATTCTCTGCTACCATTAACAAAATCTAAACTAGCTTTTTTAATACCTTTGGCTGTAGAAAAATCAGTTCCCACAATGCCCATAGCGCTTGGAACAGAATATGCTAATTGCGCTTGTCTATTTTTTATTTTAAGATCAAGCATAGCTATTCTTTCAGGGTCTTTTACACCCTTTTTTATTTCTTCAAGATTTTTTATTTCTTCATTTAATAATTCAACTCTTTTGTTTAAATAAAAATCTCTAGTTAAACCTTTTGTTTGATAACCTTCTAATATACTTCTTTCTAAACTAGCAGGATCATAATTATTTTCATTAGCAGACTGTAAAATAGTATCTTTTCTTTGTGTTAAAGAATCGTATTTTTCTTTTAAAGGCTGAATTGCTAAATTATATGCGTTTTTTGTTTTAGAATTATTAGAAACTTCAGCTGCATCTAATCTTATTTTACCAATTTCAGAATCAAGTTTTATTAATTCTTGTTTTTGTTTTGTTGTAAGATTATCAATATTATTTAAATCTTTTGCTAAATATTTTATTTGCTTAGATTTAATATCGTTTACTGCATTGCCTAAAAATTCTATTTGTTTTTTATCATTTTCAATGTTAGGATCAAGCTTAGCAATTTCTTCATTTAATTCTTTTATTAATTGTTCTCCTCTTGCTATTTCTATTTCACTGTCTTTTGATCTAAAAGGATTAAATATTTGTTTAAATATTAATGGGGATTTAAAAACACCTGCACTCATTACAGCACCCGACACAAATGAATCAAGCAAGCCTTCGCTTAATTCAATTTTTTTATCAAGCATAAATTTATCAACAAGGTTTTCAGTTCCTTGTGCTAACATTTCTGTTCCGCCTTCACCTATAATGTCAGAAGCTACTCCAGAAAAAGTTTGATTCTTTATATAATTTACAACAGACTCTTTTAAAGATGGTGATTTTTTAAAAGCTGCTTTTAAAACATTTAATTGGCGTAATGTTATAAGTTCACTTCCAGCTTCTCCTAAACCAACAATAGCAGGTGCAGCAAATAATTGACCTCTTGAATATTTTATATTTGGATTAGAATCCATTTCAGCCATCATTTCAGCATATTTTCCGCCAGCGGTCATTGCTCCCATTCCTACAAGTCCAGAATATCCGCCGCTTGCGGCAAGAGTAGCTATAATTGGTAATTGGTTTCCTATTAACTGGGTAAACCAAAGTCCAAAATCATCGGCTTCTAAATCTGAAACAGCTTTAGGCCTTGCGATATCGGATCTAATATCTTCTGATCCAGCTTTTAAAAAATTTCCCCACTCTAAACCTGTTTTTTCAAAATCGCCTAAGCTTATGTTCTCTTCTGTTAAAGCGTCAACAACGCCCTCAGTAGCGCTAAATAAGTATGCAGGAAGCTGCATGGTATTGCCTAAAATATCTAAAGATGTAGCGGCAAAAGAACCTACTAAATTAGATAAAGGATCATAATTTCTTTTTACTAAATCTTTTATTTCTTTTGATGTATTAGCTTTTTCTATAGAGCTTTTAATTATATCATCAGTACTTTCGTATTTTTTAGAAATATAAGATACAGCATTATTGATATTTTCTTGTATTTGTTTTGCTTGATCTAATTCTTTTTGGTTTTTTATTTGAACTTTTGAAAAATTATCAGTATAAGAAACAATATTTTTTATAACATCTGTATAAACATCTCGTTCTATTTGTGCATTTTTAGCATCTAATTTTCCAATATCAGCAATGCCTTCTGCTTTTTTAGTTTGTTCTTTTAATAACTCAATTCTATTATCAGCTTCTTTTGCAATGTCTTCAGTTTTGTCGTTATATTTTTTTTGTTTTAAATTTTCAATATAAAGATCCTCTGCTTTTGAATATATTTCGCTATCTGATATAATAGACCCCGTAGGCTTTTCTTTTTTTAATTCTGCTTTAGCCTGTTCAATAAACCCTTTTTTATTTAAGTCTTTGTCCTCTACTATTGTTTTAGGCACCCCTCCAATTGTTGGTACGCTGTAAGAATATGTTGGATTTTCAAAATAAGATTTAAATTCTGCTTTAGCATTATTTAATTCATCTTCATTTAAAGCTTCAAATTGGCTGGATGACTCTTGCCCAGAAGCAATAAGCATAGGATCCTCTGCATATTCATTTACAAATTTACCTTTTTCAAATTGATATTGTAAATATTTTTGTAAGTCTTCTTCTGAATTAATATTTAAACTTTTATCATTAAATAAGTCTTTTTTACTTACAATATATTCACCTTCAAAACTAAGGTTCCCAGGAATAGTGCCTTTTTCTGCACGAAATATATATTTTTTATCGGCTTCTTTTTGTTCTTTTGCTATTCTATTTGGCAGTGTTTCCTCTAGTGATTCCAAAAAACCACCTTCCCGCTGCAAATCCATAACGTTTTGCCCCGCTGCAGGTGCAGCTTCCTCCGCAGCAGGTTCTATCTTTTTTGCTTCATCCAAAGTATTTTGACCTAGCATTTCTGCTTTTTTATTATCAATAGCATTTTGAATTTCTTGTTGACTTAACCCTTGCGCTTCTAATTGCGCAGCAAGATTTAGTAATTCTTGTCTTTGATTTTCAGTTAACATACTAGTTATCTATATTATATTTTTTTGCTAATTGTTGGTCTAAATAGGATTTTATTCCGTTGTAATCTATTGGTTTATTTGTAGCGGGATCAGTCCAGGATTCTGATATTTTTTGAAATAATAAATCTGGATTATTAAAATCTTTTATATCGATTTTTATAGGCTCACCTGAATTAAATGCCTTTGTACCACTGTTCAACTCTATAAATGTTCCGTCATCTTCTGTAACTCTGGTTGCTTTAATTCCCAAATTTCTTAGATCCTCCTTCCAATCACCTGTATAAGGTACACCTGATTTAAATTTATTTTTTTGATAAAATTCCATTAATCTTTGCTGTGTAGGAGTCAATTCTAATTCATTAGATTTTTTTGATTTTTGTGAATAATCTAATTGAGCGGATCCGGCTTGAGCTTCAGCTTTCCTTGTATTAGCAATATCTTTTCTTAATTCTAATTGAGCTTTATATGTATCAGCGTTAGTATTGTTTATTATCTGTTTATTGGCATCTATCACTGCATTTTTACTTTGTTCTAGCCAATCTGCTTTTAGCCCTTGCCCTTTATATTTTTCAGAAGAATTAATAAAGTTATTTATATCGGTTAAACTTTTGCCTTCAAGTAATTTATCTAAAGTATCAATTCCATAAGATTCCGCATTACCACCTGCCAATTGATCCATTAATTTTCGTCTATCTTCAATTTCAACAGAATCCATTAAGTATTCCTTTAATGCTTTTCTTTTATCTCCTCTACCAAGCCCGTTAAAATATCCATCAAAACTTTCAGTTGCAAATTGCTTAAACCAAGGGGTTAAAGAGTTATCATCTTTATTATATATTGTTTGAATGTCTTCTTCGTACTTACCTGTTTTAGGGTTGATAGCCCGCATTGTGTTTCCTTCTTTTGTATCAAGTATATTTTTTGCATCCGCGGCAAGCTGTTCCTTAACATTTGTTTCAGGCTTTGTTGATACAAAAGGCAGCCTATCCATTTCCGCTAAGGCAGCGCTAATAGGATTATCGTTACCATCAACATCCTTCCATGTGCCATCTAATAATATTTTACCATTATCATCAACTTTATAGCTAACATTTGCCTCACCCCTAGCTAAAGCTGACCAAAATTGAAAATCTTTTGCACTTATAGAACCAGATAAAGTTCCATTTTCTAATCCATCTAAAAATTGTTCAACACCTGTATATATAACTTTTTCAGCTGATTTAAAGGCTGGTATTTGAGCATTTAAAACTTGTACAGATTTTTGGTAATCTGCACTAGTAATATCACCATTATCTCTAGCAATTTTTAATTGATTAAGTTTATCTACTAGAATATTTGAAAAATCCGTACGAGCATCATTCAAATTATCAGAGCTTGATTCTGCGGGTAAAATTAAACCTTCTCTAACCTTTTTGTCAATGCTATTTAATGTCATTTCAGCCGCAAGCTCTCTTTGCTTTTGAGCTCTAACGTCTGCTTGTTGTTTCTTGTTTTGAGCTACAGCTTGCCTAATATTAGCCCCCATTTGCATGCCCTGCTGGAGCCCTCTTTCAATGGCCTCAATATCTTCTGTGTATGTTGGTCCGTAGTACGTAGCATCGAAGCTACCAAATCCTTGTGCCATATTATTAGTTGTTTAGTTCCGCTAATTTAAGATCCATGTATCCTGATGCAGCGCCTGCCGCAGCGCTTGTTAAACCACTTAAGAGCATGTTTCGTTGTCTTTCATTAGCAGCTTGTTTTACCCCTGCTTCTTGAGCCTGTAAACTTAAATTAGACCCAAGTCTATTGTATTCTGCAGCTTGAACGTCTGCAGCTCCTTGAGCTTGTAATCTTTGTGCTTCCATACCCATTTGAGCATTAAATTGAGCGGATTGATTTGCAGCTTGCATATTAGCTCTGTTTGCAGCATTCTCAGCTTGAAATTGCTGCATTGTGAATTGATTTTGAGCACCAGCGTTAAATCGGTTCATTTGAGCTTCTTGACCAAATTTGCTTAAAGCAAATTGATTTGCGGCTTGAGCACCAAATCTTGCTGCGTCATTTGCAGCTTGAGCACTAAATTGGGCTGCCTGGTTTTGAGCATTAGCACCAAATTGAGCGGCTTGATTAGTTGCTGCCGTACTAAATTGCGCTGCCTGGTTGGCTTGAGCTGCATTAAACTGTTCTTGTCCTAAAGAAAATTGTGAAGATAAATTACTTTGAGCTAATTGATCTCTTTGTAATTTCATTTCACCTTCGGCTCTACGCATTTCATTTGCTTTAACTTGCCTGTCAATATCTGAAGCAATTTGCGCTTTAGATTTTGCAGCAGCCGCAGCAAGAGCAGTTGCTCCCCCTGCACCTGTGCCAGCTTGGGCGGCTAAATCTTGAGAAGAGGCTAAAGCTTGATCAGCTTCTTGAGCGGCTAATTCAGCACCAGCGGTTGAAACCTGTAAATTTGCAAATTCATTTGTAAGTCCAGTCCCCGCTCCTGTTAATAGTGGTCCTATACTTGTGCCCTGTGCAGTATACCCTTGCGCAGTATAGCCCTTTGCATCGTAGCCTTGAGCATCATAACCTTGTGCATCTGCTAAAGTAGGCATTTGAGCTGTTTGAGCAGCGCCAATTTGAGCAGCTTTAGTAGCTACAGGATCATAAGCAGCGCCTTGTATTCCTTCAAAAGCATTTTTAAATTTATAATTATTTACTTTTGCTAATGAGGTTTGTTTTGCTTTTTCAGCTTTTTCAGCAGCAACTTTTTTCTTTTTGCGCCCGAATAAAGAGCCAATACCCGATATTATTCCTGGTGCAGCAGCAGCTAATGCCCCTGCTAATAATACGCCAGCCCCCTTTGTTATTTCGGGTTCAAATAATAGCGTTTCTAATAAAATCATTATAGTCATCTTTTGTTAATGAATAATTGTAATCTTCTAATTCGTCTAAATTTTTCAATTCAAATGGATTTTGAAAAACATTTTGAAAAATACTATTTTCATGCGCATATATAGCTCTTTGAATACCCGATTCGGAAAAACCCATATAAGGCGCTTCAAAAGTATTAGTTCCATTTTTGTCGGATACAGTTATGCACCCAGAAAGCAAAAACCAAACATGTTCTCTTTTATGAATAGCACTAATAACGGAAGTTCCTTGGTTTAATATCATTTTTCTTAAATAAATACCAGGGACAAATTCGTGCTTTAAATCAAATAATTGATTGCCATCACGAACAATGCTACCGTCATTGTGAACTAGAAGATCACTGTTTTCTTTTGAATAAGCAACTTTTAAAAGTTTGTTAACTTTATTTTCAAAAGATTTTGCTATTATTTTATTTTTAATAAATTTAATTAAATTCATATTATTGACTTGAATAAACAGCTTCAGAATTAATTGCAAATAATTCTGCTTTGTTAATTGATTTTTCTACTGGTAATTTAATACGTGTCCTCATAAAAGTACCTTTGGTTCCGGAAACAAGTTTTGTTGCATCAGCTACAATAGCCCCATTAGAAGCTTTATAAGTTGTTTCTTCAGAAACTATAGGTGCAAAATATTTGCCTTCTTTTTCTTCAAAGGGAAATTTAATTATTGTGCTCATTATGCATTTTGTGTTATAGTAATTGTTTGATTTGCAACAGCAGGTCCTGTAACGCGTGAATTATTATATTTACTTATAGTTAATGTAGCAGTCCTACTAGACCCCGTTGTATTGTCACTTACATTAATTGCAAAAGGATAATTTGAACCAAGAAGATTTAAACCATCGGGATCAACAACCTTTGAGCCAGGCGAACCATTTATTAATACCCAGTTTTGATTAGATGAAATTTGTATAGGTATTGTAGCTCCATTAGCATTTGTTATTAATGTGCTTGGATTAGAATCAGCTGCAAACGTTATTGAAGGGACGTAGGTTCCAACTGATGCAGTAACTTCGCCCGCTCCAGTTATTGTGGATGTAGCCAAAGTAGTTTCAGAAACTTTTGGTAAAACAATAGTTTTTTCTAAATATTCCTGAGTACTGCTTTCTACTGTAGATGTTACAGAATATCCGGGTACATCATAAGTAATATCATGGCCATCAGGTAAAAACACTTTGGTTGAGCCAGAAGCAGTCCATCTTATTGTTGCAGTTCTTGTGTCTGGACTATCATATGGTGTTATGGTGTATGCCACTCCAACCGTAGTCCCGCTTGGTGTTGTTATTACTCCGCTAGCGGGAGTTGCCCACGTAAGAGTTGGTTTTGCTAAAGCACTACCACTTATACCCAACGAATTGTTTGTTGCAACATTAGGCACTGTGATTGGGAACCCAGCTGTTAACGAGCTAGACGTAACAGAAATATTAAATGGAACTATATTAGTAGCTCCGCCCATACCGCTGTGGTTTGAACAATAATAATATAAATCAGGAGTAGATTCTGTTATTTCTATTTGTATATATGCACCAGCAGTTCCTGGAGTTCCATTTTCTGTAACGCCAGTTGTGTATTCTGAACCGCCTCCGTGTGTACCGTCTGAAGTTGTACTGAATTTTAACGGATGAGATGCATTAGAAGAATCACTCTGATCAAATATATAAGTCTTGCCTATTGTCATTGCTATAACAGGCTGTTTTATATCATCTATAACAATTTTGTTACCAGTATAATTTCTTATTATAACATCTTTTGTTACAGTGCCAGATATAGCGCTTGAATTATAAGAACCTAATGAAGATACATTTGCTGAAATGTAACCTGGGTCAATATAATGAGTGCTTATTGGTGAAACATCAACATCTAAATCCGTATTGCCTGGGTTTGTAAATGTAGCTAATGCAGGACTTACTGTCCCATTAGAAACAGCATCCCCAACGCTTACAGTAAGAAGACTCACTTCGTAAACCAAATCAGCACCAATACCAGATACAGTAATTGTTTTTGTTTCGTTTATTGTGCCTGCGGTATAACTTATTAAAAATACTAAGTTGTTATTTGTTATTTGCGTTGGATTTTGAATAGTCAATCCGCTACCAGACAAAACAACATCCGTTACAGATTCAAATTGGTAATCGGCGTTTTTAGGCTTAGCAGTAATTACCCATTGGATAGTTTCATTTTCTTTTGCATAGATAGATCTTTCACCAGAAACAACGCTATTGTTAACAGCTCCTGATAATTGCAGAGAAATTAAACTATAGCTATCTAGTACTGGAGCATCACCAACAGAACCTAAATCGGTTTGTAAAAAGTCAAGTTCCCAACCTTCAGTACCTTCATAGCTTATATTATTAAAAGTTTTAACCGTAGAAGGGTTATCATTTAATATTGGTTCAATATAAGATTCAGCAGCGGCTGCCCCGTAAAAAGTATTTCTATTTACAGTGCTATCATTATGTTTCCATAATTTACCGTTTTTAAAACTGTAATATACATTATTTAAACTAATGCCGCCCTCTTGTTCAAATGATTTAAAACTTGTCCATCCTTGCGAAGATTCATCAAAAGACAATGTAAAATAGTTATCACCTGCTGTAGCTATATTGGTGTCATCAAATCCACCATATCCTTCACCTATAATTGTTAAGTGATATAACCCTTGGTATTCATCATAAGAACCAATAACGTCAGTAGAATTTTTTAAAGCATCTCTAAAAAAGTCTTTCATTCCGTTTCTTGATATTTCAACCAATCCATTTTGAGAAAGGCGCATTACAGCTCCTCTATTTTTATCTGTAAAGTATTTAGCATACCCATAATATGCAAATGATTTAGCATCTTTTGAAATACCAAACTCACCAGCGTATGGTGCAATAGTACCTAAAAACTGCGAACTTGTTGTTACAGGTATCGCTCCGCCTTCAGCAGAAAATATAAAGTTTTTATTTACAGGAGATCTTGAAATCTTATCTTCTTGAAAAACAACAACTTGCGTGTCATCCGCAAAAAGCTTTTGTATTGATCCATCTTGTGGATCTAAAGATATTGTTAAGCCGCCTTCAGATTCATTAAATTGATTTATATAATTTACATTTGTTCTTGAATTAAATAAACCGCTTGAATGAATTAGCGTATTGAATCTTCTTTCTTCTGCAAAGTTTTCTTTTGTAACATATGCTCTTACTCCTACATCAAAAGCTTTTTCATTATATCCAGCTCTTAATCTATTTATTTCAATATGAGCACCTGAACTAAATGTAAACAAATAACAATTATAAAATTGTATATCTATAGCAGTTGTGGTTAATGTTGAAACCAAACCTCCAGTTGATGTTTCATAGAAAATATCTAAATCAGAAATAATAGGTTCTGTTTCAAACACGCATATTCCTCCGCTAACTCCATCTGTTGGTACAGTAGCAAGACCAGATGGATTTGCTATAGACTGTATTTTAGATAAACTAGCTGTTGTTTTGTTTACTCCATTTAATATTTTTGGATAAACAGAAACATTACATGGTGATATTGAGCTACCTGTGCTTGGGGGTATAACAGCTGTTTGATCTCTAGGTATTTTATTAATACTGTCTCCTAAACGAGATACTGTATTTAATGCTGTAATTCCTGAAATCCAATTATAATATTCTTGCTCTCTTTGTTTTACAACTATTCTATAAGAATAACACCAATCTAAGGCTTGTAAAGCATCAATAGAAGCTTGCGAAAATGCTATACGCAATGAATTAAAAGCTGTAGTAGTGGTAGCATCACCTGTGCTTGCGTCAACAAAAACAGTATCACCACCAGTTTCAGATAATAAAACAGGTGTTTGTCTTCCAAATTTATCAGCTAATACTACGCCAACTTGATATGTTCTTCTTGACTTTACAGACATTTTATCATCAAGTGCAGTATATCTTGCAGAGCTTTCGCCTGTTCTGGTTACAGTAAATGATAAAGCAGGTATATTATAGTTTTGTAAATAATTACCATATATTAATCTACCACCAGCTAATTCTTGAGATTTTGCTTTTCTCGGTACGGAATCATATACTCTTGTCAATTGATCCGCGGGTAATGTTTTGAAGGGGTCTTGTGATTTGTAGAAAAAGTTAACAGAAGTTTCTGTAGTTACAATTTTCTTTTCTACAACATAAAGAGAGTTAGATCCTGTTTCTTTATATATCAATTCAACCTTTTCAATACCAAAATTTGCAGGCGTAGGTATAGATAATTGTACGGATTTAATTGCATTTACAAATGTTTCAATTTCGCCAAAAGAATCAATGTTACTGGATACAGTATCTACATTGTCTAATCTTGAAAAGCACACAGGCGTAAAAGGAGCCAGTACGCTATATTCGCCATCTTCAAACTGGTATCTATAAGAAAATCTAATTAATTTGTTTTCTAAAAAGTTTGATGTAATAGGATCACCGTTTTCGTCAACGTCTGATACCCCAACTATAGTTGCTGCATTATACGGAGCATATTTAGCTACCGAAATTAAATTATTAATATTAGCTGCAAGATTATAATAGCCGGGCGTATTTTTTGCCGTTTCAACGTTTATTTTTCTTGGAGGGTTTCTGTCATCTGTCCAAAACAAAAGTTTATCTACTAGATTAATTCCTGTTATTGGATAATTTTGATGAAAGTTTAAATCCTCACTGTTTACTATTATAGTTGATTTATTTGATTTTTGATCGTATTCAATAATCTGGTGAGAGCCAGAATTAATTTCATTATACGAATTATTGTTGGTTACAAAATAATATATTTTTTCGTCACCATTATCTCTGTATTGCCCAATTGTTTTAGCATTAGATATTGTAGTGTCAACAATAAGCTTATTCCCTAATATATTTTCAACTGAACCTATATCAGAGCTTTCAGATTTACTAACGTTTATATTTAAAGCTTCTCGATATTCTCCGGGCTTAAGCATTTTTTCATCTAAATCGCGATTCATTCGACTCGCGTTAAAGAGTCTTTTGATTTCTGGCATATTTTAGTGTTTAATCCACTTTGACTTACCTCTTAATACTTGAGTTAATTCTTCTAGCTTAAGATTACTTAATCTTAATTTAGCATTACGCATTTTTGCTGCAGCTTCTTTTTTATAAAGAGCAGCGGTGGGGCCACCTGAAGGGCGCAATTTAGATAAATTATAAAGCATATTTGCATATACCGCGTCTTCAGCAAGCTTAGGTACTAGTACGTTTTCAAAATTACCATTATCTCCTAGTCCATCTGAAATATATTGAAAAGCTATTAAATCACCTTCGCTAAAAAATGAATCAAAATATATTTTTCCATTTTCAAGATCCAACACATAGCTTCCATTTATATTTTGGCGTTCAGGCTCAGATCCATATCTTCTACCATAAGCAGAAAGATCGTCATCATCAAAATAACCATCATAATAGTTTTGAAAGTCTTTAGTTGTTAAAAATTTTTCAGAAGCTTGGAATCTTTCAATAGTTTCAGAAGTTTCATTAAAAGTTAAATTTCCATCCTGATCATAAACATATCTAAAGTCCTGATCTTGCATTACGGCTTTTGTAGGCTTGGTATATTTTGCATTTTGTATAGGACGATGATTACCATTAGAATCTACATATGAAACTTTAACATAGTTTACATAGTCAGACGGCAAAGATAATTGTAAGGTGGAACTTAATTCAATTTCAATATTCTTTTCAGCATGGAAAATATCATAGCTAAATTCTTGAACAGATCTTTGCGCCCAAAATGCAACCTCGTATCTTGGCACTTTAGTTAAAACTTTACCATCACCAACATAAGCAATCATAAAGTTATTTATAATATCATTTAAATGTACTCTACTGTAATATCCTGCAATAGCTGTTCCAGTTCCGCCTTCTGCTAAGGAATAATTATCTACGTCTAAAGGTTTTCTTGATATTGCCATTATTGTTCAGTTGCTTGTAATTGTTGATCTTTTGATTGTGCAAAGCCAGCCACATCCGCTTGCTTTATAGTAACACCCGCTAAAGTAAGTATTTTGTATACTAATTCGTTTTTTTCAGAAGGGTGTAATTCAAAATTTAATGATTTTGCAGCATTGCCATAATCGTCCGTAGATGGATCAAAAACTGTAGAATCATATATAGGCTTATTTGGAACTCCGGATGCAACCTGCTGCGCTGTAGGCATCAAATAACCCCACTTAGGCTTGTTTGGTTTTTTAAGATATTCCAATAATACATTAGATGCTATAGTAGATGGGTATATTTTTATTGCATTACCATTTATTGTATATACAGGCTGAGTTGAAACTGGAGCTGTAAGCGGAGATAAATTTATATATTTTAAATCTTTATGAGAAGCTAAATCAGCATCAACATTATTTACAGAAACAATACCAACTTTATATAAATCACTTGGTAGTGCCCATAAATTATTTGAAACAGTTAAATTTGAAGAAGCATAAAATATATTTATTTTTTCAGAATTTGATAAAACAGGATCTGAAAAATCTGCGCTTATTGCAACGCCAGACTCATACATTGCTTGCTTATTGAAATAATTTTCAAATATTTCATTTTGAGCTTGGTCCGCTAAGTTATTAAACTCTTCTGGAGTTATGTAACCTCTATTGTCTTTATTAGTAATAGTGAGTACAATATTATATACCTCGTTTATGTTTACCATGCGTATCTTATTAATTAGTGAGCATAGGGTTGATTTCTCACCCTATACCCTTTTTCTTATGAAAGTTTTTTCATAATAGACTTCATCAAATCAACACCTTCATCAGTTTTGAAATATTGTGCTAATGCACCATATGGATGTTGATCAAAAGGTACAGTCATTACCTTTTTACCATTTGCTAATTTAAATACTGTTCCATCGTCAGTTAAGTTTAATAAACCAATTTCAACAGCTCTATTAGCTAAATTTCTAAGTTTTATATCTTCGTCTTGTGATAACTCAATAAATAAAGCTGGATCATCTTGAGCAAACCTATAAGCATCTCGTTTTAATTCTTTAGAAGACATGCTTGAAACAGCCGAACCTAATTCGGTTCTCATAATTGCTTCTAAATGATCAACATCTAATGTTCTTACAAGATTTAAAGCTTCAAGTTCTAATTCTAATGATTCAATTTCATCAGTAGCTTCTTTAACTTCATCTATTTCTGTCCACAGCATACCCGCTTGCGGGTGATACAAAGACATTAATTTTTGTAAACTTTGTTGTTGTTTTGGAACTTCAAGCACGCCATCATAAAAAATAATGTGACCTAAAGTAGCATATCCGCTTTGTTCATCAGCAAATAAAGATTTTTGATTTGTTGCATATCGAATTTCTTTTTGTTCGCCGTTTTCTTCATCAAACCAAAACAAAGGTTTTCTTATAGTATGTTTTGACTGTACAGTCCAGCTAATTGGAGCTTTATTGCCTGTTAAAACATATATTCTATCTTTTATTTCCCAGTTTTTTTCAATCTTACGTACTGGGGCTTTTTTTGTAGTTTCCATAATATAATATAATATAATTAATAATAGAGGTATGGGGCAGCAAAGCCACCCCGTCCCCTATAAAGTATTAAGCTTTAAACAATACGAAATTGTTTGCACCTTGTACAACTAAACATCTTTCAGATAGATAGTGCATTCTCATCTCATCAATTGGAGAGTTAGAAGCGCCACCAACAGATCCTGTAACCCAAGATTTGTTTTTTCTGTTTTCTGTTTCAGAAGCACGGTAACGTACATGCAAGAATGGTCTCTTGATGTTTTTACCTAGCACTTGATCGTAAACTGTTGAAGTACCAGCAGGAACTAATACACCTTCAATATCTTTGAAACCTCCACGAGTAGAGAAATCATTTAAGTATTTCCAGTCAGTTTTATAGAAATCATAAGAACCACGACGGTATCCTGTGAATCCTAAGTTAAGAGCCATATCTTCGCTGTTGTTAAATACCCCGAAAGAAGTACCTCCAGAATATCCTCCATTTTGCTGTGCAAGAATGTCATCAATTTCTAAAGAAAGATCGCGACCTAAGAAAAGCATGTTTTCTTCGATTGCTCCTTGCTTGTCTAATTGCTTAAGAACAGCGTCAAAATCTGTTAATGCTCCACCTGAAGCTTGTGCTCCAAAGTCAGAATATACATTACCACGATCTTCAATAGCAGCAAAGAATCCTTGAGAACCTTTAGCAGTAGCTGTGATGTTTGAATCATAGAAGTCTAGAGTAGCTCCAGTACCATTTTGCTCAACACCTTCAACCATTGCCATTTCTAAGTAATCTTCCCAACGTAATCTATTTTCGTGCTCAGATTTTAGATACCATAAATATCCAGAAGCTCCGTTTTCAGAAGTCACTTCAATCCATCCGATTTGAGCAGTGTCAGAACCGTTGATAGAATAGTGCTCTTTAAGAATAACAGGGCTGTTCTTAAATGTAGCATAGCTAGGATCTAGCTTTTCAGTAAAGTTAGAAGATCCTTTTGCAAATTCAGAACCATAAGCAAGAGCTGTGAATCTTTCAGTTGCTAGGATAGCTGGAGTTCCAGTTAAAGTTTTAACTTGGAAGTATTGTCCAGATACATTTGTTACAATACCTTTAACAACAGACCCAGTACCTCCAATTCCAGAAGTAGCAGAAGACTGTGCTTGGATCATAACTGTTTGTCCTTTTCTAAAGTTAACAGCTGTTGTTCCTTGAGATGTAATACCTAAGCTTGTTGGCTGAGCAGCAGGAACAGTAAAGTTCATAACTTGTCCACCAGAAGCAGATAATGTAGCTGTTCCAGGGGTAGTTCCTGTAGTAGGCATTGTAGCTGCAGAGCTTAAGTAAATAATGTTAGCATAACGAGTATGCAATCTACCTTGCTCAGTCCAGATAATTTGATCTGAAGTCGAAGGCATTTCTGCTGATACCATACGAAGGAAAGATCCGATAGAGCGATTTCCGTAACGCTCTACTTCTTGTTCGTATACATCAGGTAAAAATTGTTGTGCCCACTGATTAAATGAGCTGTCTGTAAAATCAATATAGTTACCAGTATAAAGAGCTTTGCTTTGAGTTGGTTGCAAAGCTGCTGGTATTCCACTTGTAAAAGCCATTTTTTAAATGTTTTTAAAAATTAATTAGTTATTTCCATTTTATGCGCAATCGATCCGAAGAATCACTTTGTACAACTCTTACTTTATTATCTGTAGGTGCTATGGCTGAATTATCAGTACGTGGGCTCATATCAATATTTTTAGACTTAGCTGCAGCTTCTTTTATAGCATCGGCACGGCCCTGCTCATAAAAATGATTTGCAATTTTATCTGCATTATTAGCTGCAAATAAAGCCTTATGATAATCACCTACTCTTTCCATGTGCCCGTCTTTATTTAAAAACGGTGTAATAAAGTTTTCAATTGACGATTGTGAAGTTTTTACTTTTTCTGTATTATCAACTTTAAATCTATATTTCTTTTCTCCAACTTTGAAATCAAAACCTTTAAAATCATTTTGGAAAAACTTTTCAGATCTAGTATCAAATATTTCTTTTGCTTTTTTAGATTGTTCTTCGTATTCTCTTGCTTCGTTATAAAACTCATAAGCTTTTTTATAGTCATCAGGAATATCAGTTTGCTTTCTTAACTTAAGATCAGCATAATATTTTTCTTTTGAACTATTAAAAAACGTCTGCGCTTCATATAGTCTTTCTTTAAATGCAAGTTGTTTTGCTTTAACTTCAGATTGCTCAGCAACCTCTTCGTCATAAGCAAATTCTTTTTGCATTAAAAAATTTATATCCTCATTATCTAAATGAGGTTTTGTGTTTTTTAAATATTCAAAAACCAAAGTAGTATTATCCATTTTAGAATAATCTCTATTAAGGTTTACATAATCCTCAAGACCCCCGCCGGTTTCTTCCATAAAGCTAATTAACTTTTGGATGTCTTCTGGATATTCTATTTGTTGCGGTTGTTCGGGTTCAGAAATTTCCTGTTGTTCAGATTGTGTTTTTTGTTCAACAACATTTTCTTCAACAACTTCTTCAATAACTTCTTCTAAAACATTTACCTCTTCTTCTTGACTTGGCTCTTCTGTATTTTCGACCCGTACTTCTTCGTCCACTTTTTCGCTATCTCCGGCTGGTTCATCCATAGATACGCGCGTTGTTTCTTGCTCTTGAATGGCATCTTCTTTTTGTTTTGGTGGGCTATCAACATTCACGCGATATACACCGTCGTCTTGAAACCCATAATTAGAATCTACTTCGCCAGCTTCTATTGCTTCTTGCAATACAGCAGCTTCTTTTTCTTGTGTTGAAACATTTTCTGTGCCTTCAACAGCTTTTACTTGTACATTTTCTTCCATGATATAATATAATATAATAATTTATTTTTTACTTCGGCTCAAATCTTGATAAATCAAAACCGCCTAAAACATCATTTCCTTTTGATTCAAATGATTGTTTTGGTTTTTCTGTTTTTGGTGGACCAGAAATAGAGCTAACTGATATTTTTTTGTCAGCTATTCTTTCTTGAGTTTCAGATTGTTTGTCAACCAATTCTTTTTGAGCAGATAATTCTAACTCTTTTAATTTAACATTTAAGTCATATTCAAATTGCATTAACTGCTTTTTAGTTTCAGCTTCAAATTGTAGTTTCTTAATAGATAGTTCATTTTCAGCTGTTGAAATTTGAATAGCGCTTTCGGATTTGACTTGTTGCGCTTGTGCTTTTGCATTTTCAATTTCAATTTGTGCTTTACCTTGCGCTTCAGCTTGAGCAACAGCAGCGGCTTGTGCAGCTTGCTGATCAGTCATTTGCTTTTTAAGTCTTCTGAATTTGAGTAATTGATTAGCAAGTTTTATATTTCTAACTTCTCTAATATCAATTGCATCTTCTAAGAAAATACTTTGTTGAGCTAATGCTGCTTGTATATTGTTTTCTAAAGATTGTTTTTCAAGTTCATCTGGCTGTAAATCTAAAAATATACCAAAGTCGTGTAGATGCAAGTTTTCTAATTCTTTTAAAGAACCTACAGAAAATTGCCCTAAACTTGAAATAAACATATCTCTTGTTGGATGGAATTCTAATATATCCTTAAATCTTAAAGATATTGCTTCTGCCAATGTTTTTGTAATAAATAAGCTTGTCTCTAATATGTGTCTTGTAGCTACATTACTATTAGCAGCTGCCATTTTTTGAACCCCAACTAATGCTTTTGGATCTGGGTCAGATCCGTCTCTTGCTTCATTTAATCCGGTAATATCCCGAATCATTTGTAAATATTGATTGTATGCTCCAATCAATAATTGTACTTGGTTTCCGCCACCACCAGGAAGTTCTTGAATAGGCACTTTGCCTGGGTTCGGATCGCCTTCAACAGTTAATGATCTACCTATAATAGATCCTGTTTGGAAATACATGTTTAATGCTTCCTGCGGATTATAGCTAGTGCCGTTTCCTAAATCAATTTCAGCTAATCCATCAGCATCAATATAAACTCCAGATGGAGTCATTCTTTGTATTGCTTGTTGTAGCTTTAAATGTGTTAGCTGAATTAAATCAGCATAAGGTGTCATTTTAGCAACCAAAGAATCAATTTTACCTTTATATATTCTAGGGGCCGCTACAACATAATTCATTAAAACCTTATTCGCATTAGAATGAGGTCTAATCATATTAGTAGCCTTTTTCCATTTTAAAAGTTTATTAGCTCCTAAAATATAAACACCTTCATATATTACTTCTTGTGCCTTTGCTACTCTTTCAAATCTTGTTCTTTTATCTTTTGGCGGATCAAAAGAATCATCTTTTTCAATCGCTTTTTCAGCGCCAGAAGCAATTTCTTTTATTTTATAAACGTTATTTTCCCACGTTTTCCAATTAAAATATAAAACGTTAACGCTATTATCTGCTGAATCTGTAGTATTTTCTACACTATAATTATTTGAATAATTATTCCAACCGCCGCTTTTATTACTTAAATCTTCAATATCTTCGTTTGATAAACTTGGAAATTGTTTTTTAAGTTCATTTACTCTTGTTGATTTTATTTCGCCAAAATAATAGCAGTCTTGAAAATAAGGATCTTCTGTATATGACCATATTAAGTTTGCGGGATCAACGTAATCCAATTTAACACCATCAGTATTATTAAAAGAATGGCGTGCTGCTCCAATGCCTAATACAGCTATATCATAATCAACACGAGATTTTGTATATTCGTATTTGTTTTGATTAAATATATTTGATATTGCTTGTTCTTGTGCTATTTCTATTCCTTGCTTATAATTAAGCTGCATAAATAAATCTAACTCTTCGCTTGATCCAGGTAATTTTTCTTTTTCAATATTGCGAACATTAGTACCAAGTTCAGCCTCAATTAAATCAAGCATGGCATTAGTATTCATATCTCTTTGAACACCTTCAACATACTTTGTACGTTTACCAGTAGAAATAGGATCTTCACCTACCGCTCTAACATTATATAAGCGGTCTTGCATTCCGTTTACAACAATATCAATAAACTTTGGAATGATTGGTACAGGTTTCCAATCTAAATTAAGATATGATAAATCACCATTAATAGCAAATTCATCTTTATATTTTCTTATTGATTGTTCGCCTCTAGCATATAAACGTAACCTATGAAATTCATCGCGTAAAGCATAATATCTGCCTTGTGATCCGCGGCCTGAATTAAACCATTCTTGTTCTATGGCTTTTGCAACTTGCGTACCATATTCAACAGTTTTTTTCTCTGAATCAGACACTGCCTGACTTGGAAAATTAGAATAGTTATTTTTTATTTTTGCCATATTTACTTAATTAGCACACTTTGATCTCCTTCATTCTTATATCTTGAGAATGAAAAATTAAGTTTTTTAGTTGATCTTTCTTGTCTTGGTCTATATAAATGTTTTCTACAAGCCATTATTGCTAAACCACTACTGATTGAAGCATCATGCGCTGTTCTTTTTGATATATCAAATTTTGCCCAATCTTCTAATGTTCTTTGAAAATACATATTTCCATAATTATCACCAATCTTACCTACGTTTTCTTCTATGTAGGATTCAATTGCTGCCGCGTGAGCTTGACGTATATCTTCAGAAGTATTCGGTATTCCACCAAGTTCAGCTTCTGTTTTTGATAATGCCCCGCGTAATTTATCTGGTCGGTTCATAGAGAAACCTCTATAACCTCTTCTTTTAAAATGATATAATAATCTTGGTTTGTTATTTTCCGCTAGTATTGACATCCCATAAAATACACAAGCCATTAAAACATCTTCAAAAAATATTTCAGCTGTTTGCGGTCTTGCAATGTATTCTAAAAAGAATTTACTAGAAGGAAAATCAGGGTTCATTGAAAAAGTTGTTAAACCGTGTAGTGCCCCATTAGATCCACCACCACCAACTGTTCCTGATATATCATATGAGTCACAGCCAAAATATCCAAATCCTTCATTGCCTGGATATTTTATACCATTCTTTTCAATTACATTATTCCTATGTTCTGCTTTTGGTAACCAGCTTATACGGAATCTACCGTTTCTATTTGGTGTCCAAATAACTTCTGTATCTTTTATTCCATTACGCCAAGAAAAGCTACCTTTAACAACATAACCATTCATTGCCATCTCTTCATTATGATCTATTTGTTCGTAGATTTTTGTAAGATTAAATAATGAATTTAATGTTTCATCTCTAAATGCGTGTTTTTCACTTCTTGGAAATTGTCTATAATATTCATTTAAAGCATCGGCGTCATTTCTTAAACCTTCTACCTCATTTTCCCAATGTTCAATAACTCCTGTATGTATGAGACCGCCATCAATTCCTTCAACCGCTTCTCGTGGTGTATTGAAGACAGGGAAGCCATACTTATCAATGAATCCTTCGTAGCCCCATTCCATAGGAATGAACAAAGCGTATAATCCACTTGTAGTCTGGCCATTTTTATTTCGTGATCTAACGTCTGAGTCATAGTACAATTTTTTAAAATTATCCCCGCCTTTATCTAAAGCATTCGACGTAGATCCCATCATGCATTTGCCAACAATCTTAGCTCCTAGTCTTAAACAAGTTTTTGTTACACGCCAGTTATTTAATATATTATCAGGCCGCTCCCATTTACCAGATTCGTCATGAACTAATAAAATTAATTTTTCACCATCATAACTATTGTCTCCAGTGTTCTTCCAGTCTATTGTTGTATCGAGCCCCTGCCCCGTGAAATCGTCTTCGGCCTCTTTGAAGGAATTTCTTGTGAGCCTCCTCGAGGGTACCTTGTACGATAATTCGGTTTTCGGACGTTCCATTCCGTCCTGTATTGGTTTGAAAAAGAACGGATAGTTGGTCGATATTGGTACAACCTTGTCTGTAAACATCTTCTTAGCATCGGATCCTGACTTAGATAATATTCCAAATCGCGAGTCCCTTGATGTTGTAGCAACGTTAACAGTTTCTGAAGACGCCATGAAGCTAAAGCCAGACCGTCTGTTTTTGAGGTAGCACATTCCATAACATCTGCTATCAGCCTTGCATGCTTCCCAAAAGTAATAGAAGATCCTGTTGGCATGCCTGAAATCCGGTGCCCCCACGTCAATCTTTGTCCAGTTGAGATACATATAGTGTGATCCTGTAATGTAGCATGGCTCACCGTTGCACATGAACCAATAACCATCATTCCTACGAGTAAACTCGGTATCAATATATTTATAGTATTGCTCTTTAGTTTTTTCAGGATGATGTTTAAAATCATGTATGGTTTTTATTTTGCTTAATGATTCAGGTCTTTCCCTTCTTATAAATACCTGGTCTTCTTTCTTTAATTCCTGACCATTTATTTTTTCAGGAGTTTTAGGTATTGCTATCTTGAGACCTTGAATCTCATATATTTCACCAATTGTACCGTCTTTACTTATTACAACGCAATCAAGTTCTTCGTTGTATCCGTACTCGTACTTTTTATGTTTATTATTGTGCTTTACTTTTTTGGTATCAATATGGTCTATAATTATATTGTAGAGTGATTGTGTATACATTATTTTATTCTATCTTCTACTCCAAAAAACTTTACAGACTCTTTTTTATCTTTTGTATTATCTTCAGATAATTCTTCTATCTTTTCTATTATTTTAAATGAATCTTCTATTGCAACCCATTTTGCTTGAGCAGCTATCTTTGCTTTTTCAGGTTCTAGTTCAACTAAATCTATTCGTTGTCTTATAACTTTATCTAATTCTAATAAAGCTACTTGAGCAGCTTCAATTACTTTTTTTCTCGGATCCATAGTTTATTGTTATATGATTTGATAAAATTCTATATAATTTTTGATCCTCTATGCTAAACTCATATTCTGAATCAGGTGTAAACCCTACCACGTCGCCTACGGTAAATCCTAAGGCTCTTAAATAGCTGTTGCTATACACAAGCTCTCCTAATAATTTTCGCTCGCTGTCAGTAGCCCATTTGGAATCTTCTTTTAATGGCTTTACAAAACAATAACCTTCTAAGCAGTTCCATTGTCCATCTCTTTTGTAAGCATAAATTTGATCAGGAGCAACCATATATTCCCTATCTCTTATATAGCTAGAAGAATCTTTTTCATTGCCTCTAATATCAATCCATCTGCGAAATACGTTATGATGCAATATTACTTCATCATTTTTTTGTATTGGCGTTTGGACCATAGCTGGGGTTGAAATAACTTTGCCAATTCTATTTGTAAACATAAAATCGCGTTCTGTTATTTCTGTATTTAAAATAAGCTCTTGCCCCTCTACATCTGTAGAATTATTATATCTTTGATTACAGTAAATAATAAAATTGAAAATTGAACGCATTAGTAGTCTAGGTTGTACTCAACTGAAATTGCCATGTTTTTATTAAAATGTTTCCAAGGCAATACTTCGTCATTTTTTTTAATAAATATATTATAAGTTCCGTCTTCTTCTATGATGTCTGAAATAGTATGCCCACCATAAACTTCTTGACCAACAGCATAATGCATTGCTTCATTTTTATAATCTTGGCCAATTGATATTTTTCTAATTAATTTCATTCTAGTAAGTCCAAATTGTTGTTTCAGGTGCGCCAGGATAACCAATACCTACGTGCACAAAGTTATTTTTTCTACTTATACCTATTCTTTTAAATCCAACTTCAATAGCTGCTTTTACTAATTTAAAGGTTGCCTCACCACCTACACAAGCAATATCAACTGCAGCACCATAAGTATGTTCGCCTGGTTTTGATTTTTTAGCTTCAATTGGATGATCAGGAGATCTATAAGTTGATGTTAACTTAATTGGAAAACCATAAGCTTCTCTTAGGTTGTCAAGCATTTCTAAAAGCTTTGGATCCATTTTATCAAATTCATTAAATTCAGATTCATTAAAGTATTTCATTGTATTATTTTTTAAGTTTACTATGTATATTAATTAAAGTATAGACAATTGTTAGTAATAAAACCCCTGTCTGTAACGCGGGATTTAAACCTTCTGCCAGCGGCGAGCTTGCTATTAATGCTGTTATATTTATACCGTATATTTTTAAATCTGTCATTTGTGTCTATTATTACCCATAATTTTTTCGGCACCGCGTGATCCAAAATATCCTATGAATACAATTGTCATTAATTCTTTCACTGTGTCTAATTGTTCTATTTGCATATACCATCCAATAACAAAAGCTACTGTTAAAAATACTAGCGTTAGCGGCCGTACATTAGAAGCTAGCCAAGATCCAGATCTTGCATCAGCAACCCAACGACGTGTTATGCCATCAATTTCAGTTCTTTCTAATTCTAGCTTTTTAAGTGCCAATTCTTTATCAGCATCTGACATATCAGATCCACCAATAATAGCTTGTATTACAGAGCCTACAGGGGTGTCTCCTGCGATTGCACCAACAACGTTAGGAATTTTGTCTAATAAAAATTTACCAACGCTGGTATCTTTAAATTTCTTTTTTTCCATTGTTTATGCTATTGCTAAGTAAATGTATGTTGAACCATTTGAGTTAACTTGCCCTTCACCAGCCGTTCCAGCAGGCGCAACTAAAGAAAAACCTGTGTCATCAAAGTCAACCTGTATAGCCGGATTTCCAGTAGAAGATTCTACCGCACTATCATTTGCTTGTATATTTAAGTTTGCAGGATTAGATGGATTTCTAATGCTATCAACTATATTCCATCCTTCGCCTGATGTGTTTTTTATCATAACCCATCTTGGTCTAAAACCTGTAGTCACATCATTATTAGGTTGTCCAGTCCCTGTATAACTTCCCACTTTCTGATAACCATCTACTGAATGGAAAAAATATCCTATATATGGACTTCCAGTGCCATTTGTATGGGGTTGAGCACCAACGGTAACAATGCTTGAATCTATTGCGCTCCAGCGAGCAGTGTCGGTTGCCTTTGCAGCAGTGCTATTTAAAATTAAATAATCTCCTGCATTTAAGTTAAATAAAGGCGCTTGCCATTCTCTTGTTCCATCCAATTGTTTTATAAATGCTAGTTCGGGAGTTGAAGATAATCCGTGTCCAATTGTCTGGGACGCAGTTTCATTGCCTGTCCACTTTACAATACTAAACCCTGCATCTTGATTTGCTGAAACAGATGAAGTAATACTGCCATCAGTATTGCTAACAGCTGTTCCCCCCGCTTTCCAACACCAAGCTACAAAATCTATATTGGTTTCATTAACATTTGCAGAAGTTCCAATTGTAAAGCCATTTGAATCAAGACTTGTAATCCTTGCTGATGAAGTTGCTTCTGCATTTGTTAAATTAGTACTTAAATAATTGTATTGCTGCTGAACAGAAGTTGAAAGCATATGATTTCTTGCCGATCCTCTTGACTTTATCCAAACCAAATCAGGTTCAAATGAAGTTCCTACGAAACTTACATTTGTAGGTGTTCCGTCATAAGCGTAGAGTACATTTGTTGCTGTACCGTTTAAAAATGCAGGGTTAGAACTACTATTATAATTTGATACTATAGTGCTATCAGAAAGTACAGAATCATAATATCTAAATTGTGATATATTACCATACATACTTAAGGTATTGTTTCTTGCAGATCCTATTCTTAAATCATCTGTCAAGCTTGTTGTTGATCCAGGATTAGAAGACTGTCCAGTAATTTTTTGACCATTAACCCAAAAATAAATACCATTTGTGCCAAATGTCATTGCAATATGATACCATATGTTTGCTTGCCAAGTATAGCTTGGTTGAACGTATTGAGATCCTGTTCCCCAGTCAAAATATATAACGTTATTTCCAGGTCTAACTAATAGACATAATTCTTCTGAAGCATCACTTGATCCCTTTCCAACTATAGCATTCCATTGGTTTGTTGTACTATCCAATTTAAACCAGGTTTCAATAGTAAAGTTGCTATTAACAATATCTGCTGTGTCTGGTATATTAACATAATCCCCAGATCCAAATTTTAAAGAATCCCCATCAAGTGTAGCACCATATATTGTTCCATCATTTCCATTTGTAGTTAAATCTGACCAAGTTGATCCACCACTATAAGAATCTTCAACTAATGTATTTAGATTAATTTTTAAATTTGTAGTATGTACATTATCTATATAAGTAGCTGAATTATTAGCATTCCCTTCTAATTCATACAATGCAATACCACTACCATCATCAAATATATCTGTAGTTGATTTTGTAGCTGATGCTGACGTTTCCCCGTATAAGGTTGTTATTTCACTTGATGATAGCGCTTTGTTAAATAAACGCATTTGATCTATTTTACCGTTAAATGAGGTGCCTGGATAGCCATCTTGGCGCCCAACAATTATTGGTTGAGAATTTCCTGAATTAATTGTATTAGTATTGCTAAAAGTTTCAGCTACCCCGTTTATATAAATAATTGTTTGAGTAGAATTTCTTACATAGGCAATATGAAACCAACTTCCCGTTGTAATAGTTGTAGAAGTAGAAGTCATAACATTGGTACTACTACCATATTTTTCATAAACAATTAACTTAGTATTATCTGCAGAGCCATTAAAGCCAAAGAAATACGATTGATTAGTTGAAGTAGAACCCCATTTAGAAATTATGCAAGCATCACTTTGAAATGACGATACATTTATCCAAGCAGATATACTGAAATCTTCAGAAGAAGCATCAAAAGGAGTTGTAGATGTAGAATTAATTGTTATATAGCTACTGCTACCATCGAACAGACCAGCTGTGCCAATATATCCAGATACACCTCCAGTGTCTTTTGCTCCCTTTTCAAATTCATATAAAGCTATACCAGAGCCGTCATCAAAAATATCAGTTGTGGATTTAGTTGATGAAGCATTGTTTTCACCGTATAGTGTAGTAACCTCAGATGATGATAATGCTTTGTTGAATACTCGAAACTGATCTACTTTTCCGTCAAAATAAAAACCACCCCCACTACGGCCAATACGCATGCCTGTTGTTTGTCCATATGGGGTAGGGCTTGCGGTACCAATAGAAGAACCATTTAAATAAGCGGTAACTGTTATTGCGCTTGCATAAGAACCTGGTGTATAAGAACTTGCCCATCCTGTATAAATTAATACCAAATGATTCCAACCTGAAGTGGCTGTAGTTGAAGAAATTCCTACTATTTCATTAGTTGATATAATGGAATTACTTCCTGTGCCAATAATGGCTATATCAATTCTACCACCTTTATTATCAAAATAATACAAATTATCAGTATAATTTGAAAGAGCGCTATCAGCCCAAAACCAAAGTGAATGAGCTATTGTATTATATGATGGAGATAAACTTGTCTGTATATAGCTACTACTACCATTAAAATCAGCGGCAGTACCAATCTTACCCCCTATGCTTTGTGTTGAACCAGTACCGGTATAAGTATTGATTGTAAAGTTTTCTATATCTATAAACTGCTTTTTAACAGTTATAGTAAATGTTCTAGGTGTAGCTTGGCTTTCATCATCTGTAGCAGTTACAGTAAAAGTATATAACGTATCTGCAGTTTCTAATGTTGTTGTACCATCAATATTAGCACCTGTTAAAGACAGCCCGGTTGGCAATGCTCCATTAGTAATACTAAAAGTAATTGTACCTGCATCAGGCTCTGTAGCCTGCAGAGTTATAGTAGATATAGTTGTATCTGAAGCAAATGTGCCTAAAGATCCGGCTGCTGTTGTCCATGTTGGAATACCATTATATGATATACCATTAATATAAGTAGCTGATCCTGTATCTGTATTTGTAACTACAATATCATAATCACCAGCAGCTTTAGCAGGTGTTGTAAATGTTATTTGTGTTTCTGACACATAAGATACTGCAGGGGCAGCGGTCCCCCCAATAGTTACCGTAGCACCAGTTTTAAAACCTGTTCCAGTTACTGTAATAGTTTCACCTCCAGCTGGATCTGCTGCTGTTACTGAACCTGGGTAAGCTATACTAGTAATGGTAGGATTAATAATAATAGAAGACCAGGTCATAGTACCATCTCCGTTGGACATTAAAAAATATCCATCAGCGCCATTTCCAATTATACCTTCAAATAATCCAGCTTTTATTTTGGTTTGTGCCATTTATATTTTATTTTAAGCGAATGCCATGTAGAAGAAACTGGCTCCATTGTTATTATATCTTCCGTTATTTACCGTAAATCCGTCAGAATCAAGTGTAGGAATGTTTGTTTCTAATGATTGTGCCTGTGTTAAATTTATATAATGTTCGTAATTAGATCTTTCGGAATCAACAACAACCCAATTGCCAGTTGAATCATATCTTTTGATTATTAATAATCTAGGCATAAAACCAAAGCCAGTAACTGATAAATTTGTTCCATTTCCAGTAAAAGTGCCAAATTTTGAAATACCAGAAATTTCTGTAAAACAAAAATATATTATATTAGCTCCAGTTGTTGCGCCTGAACCACCTACTGTAAAAGTTGTTGATGATACTGCTGTAATTTCATTTGAGTCATTTCTACGGTCAAGGTCATTATTAAACATTAATTTATGAGAACCATAAGATCCAAAAACATTTGAATTAACCGACCAGTTTCCACCTGTTCCATAATTTCTTGCAATAACAATTTGAGGAGCGGTACCAAGACCGTGTCCAAGTGTGTTGCCAGTATTGGAAGAAGCGCACGTCACAATTGAAAACCCAAGATTTGTATTTGCAGCAACCTGAGTGTTAACCGATCCGTCTGTATTTGTCACCGGTGAACCACCTGCATTAAAACAATATGCTATAAAATCAATCCCGCTTGCGTTGTGTCTACCTCCCGATGAATTAACGTCAAACCCATTTGAATTTGCAGTAAAATAAGAGAACGCAAATTGACCTGACGTTCCATGGGTTTCTAAACCATAAAAAGAAAGTGTTTTTGGGTCAAACATTCCGCCTTCAGCTTGCCCAAGATTTTTAACCCATATTAAATCAGGAGAAAATTCAAGGTCAGTTGTTACTGTAAATGTTGAACCAGTCCCTGTATATGGCACAATAGCTAAATCAGCAGTATTACCACCAGAAGCAATTGGGCCTGCAGCTATAAGTCTTTTATTAGATGCCATATGTTGGTAGATCGTATTGAGCCACTTCAGCTTTAGCTGTTAAAGCATTTATTTCAGATTCTTTTGTAGCACATTCAGTTCTTAAATTTGAACGTTCTGTTGATATATTTGAAGGAACAGCAGCTCCCCCTTCAACATCACGAACAACCATCCAATCAGTTTTAGCTAGCTCTTTATTGTAAATATATTTTAAATTTTCAATTTTAGATGCCTTCATTTCTTCAAGTGTTTGAGGAAAATCTTTATCTAATATGGGGTAAGTAAAAGTATTACTATCAGCATCCCATTCAATATCTCCTAAAACTTGAATAGCAGAATTGTAATCAGGAGTAATAACGTCATAAAAACCGTAAGCTTCTCCATCTGTAATATTTAAATGAGTACCATTTTCATCTGTCCAAACTTTAGGTAATGACGCAAATTTTTTAATTGCTCCGTTTACTTGTATTGCTTTCATATTATACTGCTTCTTGTGATATTGTTGCCCACTGTTCTGTCGAGCCGTTGGTTGCTACTATTTGAATTAGGTTGGATACTGTTCCGTCATACGTTCCAGATATAACTTTAACTGATGCCGGAAGTGTTAAAGTAAAGTTTCCAGTAATAACAAGATCTTTAACCATGCCCGTAGATACATTTGAAAATGTCAACGTATCATTTGCTACTAATGTTTTTGTAAATACTTGAGCAGTGCTAAAATCTACATCACTTGCAGATAATGTAGCAGCTGTTGTAAACTCAGTTGCAAGTTTAGCATACGATATAGCGTCATTAGCTATTTTATCTGAACTAATAGATCCGCTCGAAATGTTATCTGTTACAGCTGTTGGTTCTAATACTGCTGCTGTTACTTTAGTTAGTGCCATATTATTCTGTTATTAAATCCCAAGTTCCCATTTCTTCGTTCCAAGAATATCGCTGCCCGTCTGTTGGGTATTCAACAGGTGCTTCCCATAAACAAGTTGTTTCATTTAGTATCCAACTATCAAATTCGTTTGGTGGAATAAATGCATCTCGAACTTCGTCATAACTGTAGCCAATTCCTGCATAGTTTTTTCTAAATGCTTTTGATTGATCCGTGCTAGGCTCGCCATTTATATAATGTACTCCCCCGCTTGTATTATAGGATGTACGTTTACAAATTTGCTCTCTGATGTTTCCATAGTGGATTTCCCAGTTTGTTGGTCCATCTGTTTCGTCTTTGCCGACTATCACCTCGGTGACGATATTTTGCATGTTTAAAAAAGCGTAATGAGCCATTTTTTTATTTATTAATTTATTTTATATTGTATATGATCCAGAACTTTTAAATACTAATATTTTATTAACACCCTCAGTGTAAACATCTGGCGATCCAGTTGTAGTGCCACTGTAATTTGTTGTAGCTATTCTCAAAATACAAACTCCAGAGCCTCCATTAGCACCTCTTAGAGGTGATCCATTGTATGCTGAACCGCCACCACCACCAGTATTTGGATCAGCATCTATGGGGCTTGCAGCAGCATTTGTACCACCACCTAGTCCACCACTACCAAAAGCAGTCCTATTATCACCACCGCCACCACCAGAAAAATAAAGTGACGAGCCAGATTGCTCTCCGATAGATGATGAGGCTGCATTTGTGGTAGATATTATTGTGCTAGTTTTTCCTATTCCACCACTTGCTGGCGTACTCGATGCATTTTGTCCGGCTGCACCGGCACCGCCGCCACCACCACCTTGGTTAGCTGAAGGAGAACCATTTCCTCCATTGTAACCTTGACCTGCAGTCCCTGAACCTCCGGTTTGTGGTGCAGATCCTCCAGCACCACCTCCACCAGATCCTCCATCACCAGCCTGTACAACATTATTGTCTGATGCTCCACCACCACCTCCATAAGCGGTTATTGTTGTAGATGCATAAGATATAATACTATCACTACCATTATTCACTGCTGCTGGGGTTTTTGTACCTCCAGCTCCCCCACCGCCTACAGTTATTGTTAAAGTTGTACCAGAATTAATAGTACCAGTGTTAGACTCCAAAAATCCCCCAGCTCCCCCGCCTCCAGCATCTTGGTAACCACCGCCACCGCCACCACCTATTAGTAGATAATCTACAGAATAGTCTAAACCAGCTACCGATAAAGCATCAGCAGTTTCATTAGCGGCTGATTTTACTAGCCATCCCTTTGTGGCACCAGAATAAAATAACACCACTGATCCTTTATCATAATTAATTTTAAAATCAAGGGTGCTGTCTTGTATATCATCAGAGCTAGTTAAAGTAATATTATTAGTTCCAGCATTAGCACCATAATCTACTAAGGTTACCTCATCACCTACACTAGGCGAACTAGGCAGCGTTACAGTTATGGCACTACTAGAGGTATCAATTAAATAACCTTCCCCAGCAACAGCTGTAAAGTCTGCTGTTTTTGGAGTAGCTTGCCAATCTGTACCAGTTTCTAATGTAACAGCGCCTGTGCTACCATTAACGCTAGTAACTATTGTACTGTCAATTAAATCTGTCGTAAGTTTTGTTAATGCCATGGTTAACTAAATGATATTGTTCCTGTTCCAGCCGTGAATGTGGTTACTTTGTCGCTTCCATCTGTAGTGGTAGAGCTTGTTAATCCAGCTCCTACTGTTATTGTTTTAGTATTAGGATAACGCAGTATAACTATACCAGAGCCTCCAGAAGCTCCATATTGCCATCCTCCGCCGCCGCCGCCACCTGTATTAGCAGTACCAGCAGTTCCGTAATCGCTTCCAGCGCCGCCACCTCCTGTTCCGCCGCCGCCGCCAGCACCCCAACTGGTATACATACCACCACCGCCACCGCCAGCATAGGTTATTGAAGAGCCTGTTATTGAAACACTAAGACCATTACCACCACCGCCACTAGAATAAGCAGCACCATTTTGGCCTGCAGCGCTTGCGCCACCGCCACCACCGGTAGCGTAACTTTGAGATGGGCCAGGTAGAAACCCAGCTCCGCCTTGGTATCCTTGGTTTGCTGTTCCCGCAGCGTTTGCTGTTGAATTATATCCGCCACCACCGCCAGAACCGCCTGATAGTCCATCTGTATAGGTCGCGTTAGAATCCGCGCCGCTGCCGCCGCCGCCGGCTGATGTTATAGTTCCAAATACTGAATCTCCTCCATTTGTTCCTTGAGATCCAGCGGCATAACCTACTCCATTTGCTCCTCCGCCCCCTACGGTTAATGTATAATTAGTTTGAGGCAACCCTGAAAAAGTTGTTTCAGCAGAAGAGCCTCCTCCTGATGTAGAACCATAAGATGTGCGAAGTCCTCCGGCGCCACCACCTCCAGACCAGTTGCCGCCAGCACCGGCGCCACCCGCAACTACCAAAAAGTCAATATCAAAATTAGCCTGTGTTGATGTTAACCCAGATATAACAAGATTTGTATTTAAACTATTTGCCGAAGGAAAAACACCACCTAATGTTATAGTTAAAATGTTACCTGGACCTGAATTGTCATACGATTGACTTGCTGTTAACCCATTAGGTAACCCAGAAATTGATGCCGTGCCGCTTAATATATATGCAGCTCCGCCTGTTATTGTAAATGTTTGAGGCCCATATACTGATTCTGCTTGACCTACTGACGATGGCGGTGTTGTATACGTTAAACTTTGCCCAGTAGGCGTATTAAATGATACGGTAACGTCTACAAGTGTATTTTCAATTGTAAAATTATTACTTGAATTTTTTGTAATACTAATACCTGTTCCAGCGGTTAAAGTAACCTCTCCTTTAACACTTGCTACAAATTGATGTTTAACCTCAATGGTTGAACCATTTGGAGGCGCCGTAGAAAATGTTAATGTATTTCCAGATAAACTAAATGTATCTTTTTGCTGATATAATCCATTAATATAAACATCAATAGCGTTTTCAGTACTTGGAGTAGATGTTAAAACAAAATCTACTTGAGAACCTGTACCGCTAAAGTTATCGATATCTATAGTATCAGGAAGCATCGAAACTTCACCTACAGTTATCACTTCAATACTATAGCCGTTTTGTGGCGCTGTGGTGAAAGTAAGTGTTGTTCCGCTTATGCTATACGTGCTTTTCTCCTGATATATCCCCTGTAAAAATACAAAGGATTTATCTTCATCTACTTCTTGTGTTAAAGTAAAATCTGTTTGCGACCCTGTACCAGTGAACTGGTTACTATTCAAAGTTGAATAAGTTGCAGGCGTAAAATGTACGACTTCTATCGCACTACCACTTGGAGGTGCGGTGGAAAAAGTGATAGTTGTCCCAGAAGTCGTATAATTGTCTTTAGACTGATAAACTCCGTCTATGTATACTTGTGTAACGTTTTCATCCGTAACGTCCTTAGAAGCTGTGAAATCAACTGTAGTGCCGTTTCCAGTAAATGTATCTGTATACACCTTTGATAATACAGATATAAAATGGATTACTTCTACTTCAGATCCAGCCGGAACTCCAGTTGAAAATGTTATTGTTGATCCGCTTGTTGTATAATTGCTTTTAGCTTGATATACACCATCAATATATACTTGTGTATTACTTGATGCTGTTATAGCGGATGATATTGTAAATGCCGTTTGGTTGGCTGTAGCAGTAAATACATTTCTTTCAATAGAAAGTTCTGTACCGCCGCCACCACCACCGCCACCAGAAACAGTGCCGTTTTTCCAATAGTTATTTGCAGCATCCCAAACTAATGCTTGACCGTTTTGTTTAGAAGAAACAGTTACATTAGATATGTTTTCTACAGTATGAGCTGTTGGCGTTGCTACACCACTTGAATTACCAAGCCATAATTGGTCTTGTGGAATATTCGGAACATCATTTGATCTGCCTGCTCCAAACACTTCAATGCTACCGTTTGTAGCATGAATTTTAATTACCTGTCCTACTCTTTGTATTAATGCAGTCCCTGTTGGCTTTGTACCTGTAAACGCACCGCTTGTTCCAACCCATATAGGGTCTCCTTCGGTATAGCCTGATGTGGAAAAACCTGAAGCTCTACCAAAAGCAACACAGTCACCTTCGGCTTGATCAGCAATAGTATCTGTTATTATACCAATAGCAGGCATTGTAGATGCAGATGAATTATCTGCAATATCAACTTCTAAAACATTGCCAGATGGAGGCGTAGCCGTTGGAGCTACTCTTACTAAAGTTCCAGGGCTAAGTGAACCGCCTGATACATTCTTAACAGTTAAAACTATACTCAATGCAGAAGTAGCGGTTGTTGACGCTAAATCCTGAAAACTTAAATTTCCGGCACCGTCAGTTACTATTCCCTGCCCATTAGTTCCATCAGTAGATGGTAATGTATAGGCGTCGTTTATTGTTATATTATTTAAATAACGACTTGCCATAATTTATTTTAGTCTATTTTAGTGATCAATACTCTAATTGCGCCAGCAGATGGAGCCGTGGCAAAATCAATAGTTACTGTATTTGTATTTGTTCTTACAACATCTGCGTAAACAGTATCTTTTGTTGTGTTGTCAAATAATTGTACAATAACATCTTCACTGCCTAAATTATGAGTAACTGCAACTGATGTTGCACCGCCAATAGATGTTTTATAAGTTTTTGTTGCTAAAGATACAAATCCTGATGACACAGAAAAGTCTGCTGAATCATAGCCTGAGATACCTTTAACTGCAGCCCCGGCTGTAGCAGCCGCTGTTGCTAAATCAACATTAGATTGAACAATTGTAAAGTCTGCTAAAGTACCACCTGTTGATGCTGCAATTGCCGTTTCAGCAATAATAACATCACCAATACGAACTTGCTCAGTAAAGAATAAGCCGTCAGCAGTAACTGTATATGTATCTCCTTTAGCAATTTCAATATTTGAAGAGGTATCTAAATCAGGGCTGTTTGTGCTAGCATCATATCCACCTTTGTATTCTAATAAACCTGTTGCAATTGTATCAACATAGTTTTTAGTAGCAACATCTTGTGCATCAACTGGATCTGTAATATTTTGAATACGAGCATTAACACCAGTTGTTACAAAATCATATATTTGCTGCCCTGTAGCTAAAGCAACACCTGAACTTGTCACCGCCCCTGTTACAATATCTACATTAGGGATTGGCCCCTGACCGTCTGTAATAGTAAGTTGATCCGCAGTAGCTGTAGTAATTTCCGTTAAATCACCGCCTGCTGATACCCAAGCTGTGCCATTATAGAATTTTATTACATCATCCGTAGAATCGTAATATACCTGTCCTTCAACTGGGCTTCCTGGCGCAGTTGCTAATACCTGAATTACGGCATTTTGTAGCTCATTTTTAGTTAGGTCTACACTGTTTAAATATTTTATTGCCATTTTTTATTTTTTTAGTTTAAATAAGCCTTTCCAGAAAAAGGTGCAGAAAAATTTATTATTAAGTTGTTTTCGTCTGTATATGTGGTGTTTCCATAAACTACATTATTTGCACTGTCAATTACAGTAACGCTTGGAAACTTTTCTAAATTATGTTCAATAGTCCATGTTGCAGAAGAGCTGGCTTGGGTAAACGTGAAAAATTTATCTGGTTTAGTTAATGCTGTATTTGCAAAAGTAATTGTAGATGCCTTAGGTTCTCCAAAACTACCCTTATGTATTAAGGAAAATAAATAAGCATCTGTTAACGCAGATATGCCGGTTACTTCATAAGTGCCGTAGTTTCCATTACTATCACTTATATCAGTAATTTTTATTATTTGATTTTGAAATAAGCTAACTATAGGCGCAATATCAACAAGGTTTATATTGTATCTTGAAAAAGCAAATCCTATTATATTAGCCCAGCCATATTGCGACGGAGCGGTAGGATCTATTTGGTATCTAAATTCGCCGCTGTGTATAGCATTATTTAAATATGTTCCAGCATAATTATATTGGTAACCTAGCTGCGTACCATCAGCACTGCCTGTTTTTGAAAAATATTGACCAATAGTTTCTACTTGGTACGACTTAGTTGCATTATTACCACCTACATCCGTTCCTACTAGTTTATCTCCACCAGTGATAGTGGTATCTAAGGAATAATTTTTTATTCTAGCCATTATGGATATAAGTCTGTTGTAGTTTGGTCATTTGCAGAATAACAGCTTGTTTCGTATATATAAATATTAGCATTTACATAATCAGGTGTACCAGAAGTTATTGTTGCTGTAAATGATGTGCTTCCCCCAGCGCTAGAAACAGTCTGCGTTCCTGAATAACTAAAAGTTGTTCCAGAACCAAACGCTTCAGCCATATAATAATCTACCCTTGTTGCATCTGCTGGTGCAGTAAAAGAAACTGTAAATTCAGCTCCAGGCGCCCATTTCAAAGTACCATTAACAGTAGTTGTTACTCTCGTTATATTGGTTATAGTTTTTGTAATTGATGGAGTAAATGATATTATACCTGATCCTCCGTCTTGTGTAAAACTACCTGAAATATTAGCAGCCCCTCCTTGAATTGTTGTAGAGTTTGTTGGCGTTAAAGTTGTTGTAATAGTTCTATTAGAACCACTAAAACAAGGTGATGATCCATTACTATCTATTACTATTGGCTGATCATAAGGGGATGAAGATAGAATGTAATTACCTGCTCCATAACCAGTTAAACTGTATGTAGCTCCAATTTCTCCTGTTATTCTTAAATATCGCGTTCCTCCACTTGCATCTAAAGTTGACGTATCAGTAAATGCAGCACTTACTATTTCTCTAGTGTTTGGATACACTATAGTATGCCCAGCATAACTTGCCGCGATAGACTCAATACCTAATTTAATATCGGCTATGTTTACATGCTGATTATTTAAAGGCATATTAAGGTACTATTATGTATAATGTTTTAGGGTCATATAAATCAATCTGATACCCTGTAGATGCTGCAGAAGTGTATGCTGGTGAAAAATCGACAGTTACTTCAGTAGCAGATCCAATATTTGACACTGTGCCTTCTGTTCTTATTGTATTGCCACTTGTGCCGGTAACATATACGGTATCATTTACAGAAAATATACTTGAAGAAGTGACTGTAAAAACAACAGAAGATGCAGCCGAAGGGTTACCTGAAGTTGAAGCTCCTGTTTGTTTTAGGCCATCATATTCAGATTGTGACCCTTTCCAAAATTCTAAAAGGCTTTTTTTATTATTTGCAGCAGCGTCATAAAAAAACTGCCCGCCTATTTTTGATGTTAAATTTGCCATTTTTTATTTTTTATATGGTATTTTATTATTTAACCATTCTTGTCTTTTATTACAACCGCAATCAGGAGCAATTGCTTTTACTATTTTAGCTATCCCTGTTGCATGTGTCATTTTAGCTATTGTATCGCCTAGTCCTTTAGATTCGTTTTCTAATTTCATATAATATTGCATTTATCGCTGCACCATCCCAAATTTGTATTCCATCATTTATTTCTAAAACAGGAACTGATGTAGGCGTTAAACCCTCGTATTTAGAATTGTCTACTTCAATAATTTTTAAATCAGTAATACCTTCGATTTTTAAAGCCGAACAATGCGGACATTCTTTTTTAGTAAATAATTTCATTATATTTAATTTTATTAATATTAAGTTGAAGCGCTGGCGCTGGCTTCCACTTGCCCAGCCCCATTTGTTATTCTACCATTCCATGTTCCAGAGGCGGTGCCATTTAGATCCCTACCGACAAGACTGTATCCATTCGTACTAGGAGGAGTAATTTCACAAGAAGGAGCACTTCCACAACTAGAAGAAGCCGAATACCCGCCGGAGTAGCTTCCTCCAGGGCTTTGCATTGAAATAGAGTAACCTCCACATATGCTACTCGCGCTTCCCGTATTTACAGTAGCGCAGTACATTACGCTTTTCCATCCGGTTGGATTATTAGAACAATAAGTAGGCACGGCGATCATATTTAATGATGCGCTTTGGCTTGAAGTACCGCCATTAGTATTACATGAGCTACTGCCTCCTGAGCTGCTAATAGATACACTACAACCTTGGGTACATGAGTTTGCTCCGTACCCTCCAGTTCCAGAAGCGCTACTATTCCAGTATTCAAAATGCCCTGCATATTGCGAGTTACTAGAAACGCCACAAGAACTTCCAGCAAAAGTTATGCAGCTCGTTGATCTACCTAAATCTCCAGTGAATGTATAATAATAACTAACCACTTGGCTTTGCGGTAAACTTATTGATAAATTATTATAATCTACAGAAACGCTACTTGTTGGAAATACAGAAGGAGCATAGTTTACACGTGGACTAGTGGTAGTATTAGATGTAGAACCTTGAGCACCTGCTGTAAAAGTAAAATCTGTTGGTAATCCAACAGCTGTTTGTGTTCCGTTAAATGCGTAACCTGAAGAAGCTGAAGCTGTCCATTGCTGGTATCTGTTGCCTGGAATAGTCTCCCCAGGACCTCCTGTTATACTATAATCAGAAACACCAGGAAAATTTAAAAATGATATAGTTACTTCGTTTATATAAAATGAAGTTGATTCTTTATAACCATTCTCAATGTTAGTATCCGCTTTATACAGATTTCCACTGGCTATTTCTGCAGTTCCTTTATATAGTGGCATATTAAGCTGTTACAAAATATAATGTATTCGCGTCTTTAGTACCTATTGCAGCGTATTCAGCAGCTGTTCCTGTCCAAATTAATGCATTGCTTGCTGAATTTTGATCATCTACGTTGCTTGCAGTTGTAGCATTAGTAGCATTAGTAGCATTTACAGAGTCTGTTGCATTATTTATAGGGTTAGCAGCATCTGCTCCTGGATAAAATGTAGAAATATCTGGCATAGCTCTATGTTATTACCCAGCCAAATGTGCTATTTACATACAAGCATCTGATTGGCTGATTATTAGTTATTGTTATTGATTGGCTGGATCCTTCAATGGTATCAGTATTAATTGTAACCACAGCACTACCTATCTTTTTAAGTACTACTTCATCGCCTGCATTTAATTCCGTTGATGGTAATGTGACTGCAAAATCAACACTACCTTCTAAAATATAAATTGCATTTTTGTTTAAAGATGTGGTTGTACTTATTTGATAAGCTGTTGCGTTGGTAATACCTAGTAATCCAGCGGTTGGTAAGTCTATTCGTAGTCCCATTAGCTAATTCCGTTTATTACCCAACCATTAGCAGCGTCTGCATAATACAGCTCAAAAGACGAAGTTGATTCATCTAATACTAAATTGCTGGCTCTCATTATTTTTTCTGATCCATTAGGATTTATTGTCCAAGTAAAAGATGGTGCTGCATAATTGCCGCTGCTGTCAAAAGCAGACATATTGACTATCTTAATACTATCTCCTGCACTACCTGCTGGAAGCGTAAGCGTACTGTCGGCTGATATGTTACTTAATATATAAAGTTTCCAAATATCAGCAGTAGCACTAGACGTTAATGCTCCTCCGTATGCATAACCTTGTTTAATTACAACCTGTCCATTAGCAGGCGCTGTAATTTGCAGGTTATCAAAATCTATAGAATTTACAGCTACATCAACATTTCCTCCATAATCATATGAAGCTCCGTTTGCGGTTGCTAAAATACTTAATGGACTTTGGCTAACTGCCTTTGTAGCACTGTCGTAAAATAGATAATTACTTGTAGTTCCAGATGGAATATCATTTAGCTTTAACACTTCTGAATTAATATTTAATTCGCTTGTGCTAATAGTCATTATACCATCTCCTTGCTTACCAAATGTAATTGTAAAATTACTTTCATTTTCAGCAACAATTTGATATATGTTTACAGTAGTGTCATTTATCAAACCACCAACAGCTGGAAAAGCAGTTGTATAAGTGTCTTCTACAAAATATAAAGCTTGATTAGCGGGTGTAGCATCAAATAAAGTTTGTAAAGTTGAAAAATTTGATGATGATAAAACCACTGTAGTTTCGCTTGCTGTTATATTAATACCAGCAACAGTAGCTGGTGATGTAGCAGCTTGGAATAAAGCACCGTTGCTTTGACGAATACCATAAAATAAACGCCCCATTGTAATATTGCCACTAGGGCCAGCTAATTGCTCTGATAAACCAGGTAAAGCAGAAGCTACGCCAGATGCTAATTCTGGTAGATTAAAATAATCATCACCAATTTGCAATTGTGCAAGCAAACCTTGTTCTGTTAATCCAGCAACACTAGCAGGGTTACCTTCAATAGGTTTTATTTGTGCTCCAGTTTCAACGCCAGAAGAATTCTGTAAAGAAACACCTGATGCAGAGTAAACAGCTCTTGTGCCGTCTGTAGCAATTGCAGTAAACTCATTTTGCCCCATTACAGTTCTACCATCAGAAGAATCTGTATTTGAGTCTCTTACAATATCAGTTGTAAAGCGAGTGTCATTAGAAATAATAGTAGACCCGCTGCCTGTTATTGTTAAGTTAGTACCATCTGTTGCTAAAGTAACATTTGGCGCTGTATCTCCAAATACAATTGAAGATTCAGTATCTTTTACATTAATAGGGCCATGTACCGTTAAAGATCTAGGGTCGTTATTTGGATTATCTGTTCCAATAACTACATTTCCTTTATCAATAATTAAGTCTCTAGTTATTTTTAAATCACCAATAACCTGTGTTTCAATTTGTTGAGCACCTGTTAAAAAAGTGAATTCACTAAAAGCTACTAATCCCCCCGTATATACTTGAGGATCATCTAAAGTAACATTAAAAGCCCAGTCTGTATATTTTACGTTACCATTAACAACGTATTGAGATACGTTTGGTTCTGCAGATGCAGAGGTAAAGGTAGGGGCATTAAATGAAGTTACGGTGCCTGAATAGCTTGCGCCACCCAAAACACCGGAAAATGTAGCTGAGTTTGTTGCAAAGTCAG